CCGATTCGACAGTGCAGACGCTGACCGATTCCGACTTCCCGATTGCCGAAGAGAGCCAGGAAATCCCGGTCGTGTTCGGTGAAGTCGTGCTCGGCGATCCGAACGTCGTGTGGTGGGGCGACGTGGCGACGCGCGAGATTCGAAAGAGCGGTGGCAAGAAATGATCCTAACGACCAAAGACCTTCAGCCGATGGGGTACTGCGCTCGCGGTGCCAGACGATGGTTCGAGCAGCACGGTCTAGACTGGTCGAAGTTCGTGTTCGAAGGGTTGCCCGAGGAAGTCATCATCGCCACAGGCGATCCGATGGCTATTGCAGCGGTAGAAGAAGCGCGGCGACGAGCCGCTGAGGAAGAAAAATGAGCGGCGGTGGCGGCGGCGATCAACTCGTTGGGTACTGGTACGGCGTGGGCATGCACATGGTGATGTGCCACGGGCCGGTGGACGAACTCACGCACATCATGGTTGGCGACAAGGTGGCATGGTCTGGCAGTGTCAGCCAGAACACGCAGCTTCGCATCAACCAGCCCAATCTATTCGGCGGTGAAGAGCGCGAAGGCGGCATCGATGGCTACGTGGACATCATGCTCGGTTTCGCCGATCAGCCGTGCAACGACTACCTGGTTGATCGCTGCGGCGGCGGCCCTTCTGCCGGTAATCAAAACAACCCGCCGTTGCCGAACGGAATGTACGTTGGCAGCGATGGCTCTGTCTATTTGCCGGATGGGACAAGGCTGAACGGCTACCGCCTCCCCACTCGAAATACGAACGTGAATGAGCACGAAGGGGATGTCGGATTCACCGGCGATCGTAAATATTTTAAAGTTGATGCGCCGGGCTCCTTCGCCGGACTTTGCAAGAGACTTGGAATTACGGGCGATAGTGCAGAGTACGTTGTAAAAAGAGGCATCGAACTCATTAATGCTGACAACGGGTCAATAGTGCCACCCGAAGTCTACCGTGTTGAATTCATAAGTTGGGACGAACAGACCAGCACCACGCATAACTTTACAGTCAAGATGACGATGCTGGCGCCAAATCCAGCCACGTGGATTGAAAGCTCCTTCGTCTCATCGTTGGCAGGACAATGCGCAAGCGGCTATATCTCGCAGGGCGGTGTGTGCGTGATAAATCCGAACGCCCCAACCCTGCCAGGTGTGTCGGGCTTCATTCCTGCGTTCCGTGGTGTGGTCTCAGCCGTGTTGCGGCAGGTATGGGTCGCCGCGATGAACCCGTACATCAAGCCGTGGTCGTTCCGCGTGCGACGCTATCCGGCAACGCTCGGACAGCAATACATGAAGATCGCAACGGACGCCAACCCGGCCGCCATCATTGCTGAATGCCTGACGAACAGCGATTGGGGCCTTGGCTACGAAGCGTCGGCGATCGATTTCCCGTCGTTCACGAAGGCTGCGCAAACGCTGCTGGAAGAAGGCTTCGGCATGTCTCTGAAGTGGAGTCAGCAGAAGAGCGTGGACGACTTCATCAGCCACGTGCTGAGCACCGTGGACGGCTACCGCTATGCTGATCCGACCAACGGCAAAATCGGTATCCGCTTGGCGCGGGCCGACTACGACGCCAGCACGCTCCTGGTGCTCGACGATTCGAACGTTGACAGCTTGCAGACGTTCGCGCGGCCAGACCCGTCCGACATCATCAACCAGGTCACGATCAACTTCGTCGAGCGGCCGTCGTGGGGCGAGAAGGACGATAACGGCAACCCGACTGGCAACACGATCCTGAAGAACGTCGATCGGTCGATCACGGTTCACAACGGCGCCAGCATTGATCTCATCGGTCAGGTCAACGCCACGTCGATCGATTATCCGGGTATCCCGAACATCAAGATCGCCGCTCGTGTGGCGATGCGCGAACTCGCGGCACGCTCGCGCGGCCTCGCCACTGTCAAGCTGGTCGCCAACCGTCAGGCGTCGCAACTTAAGGCCGGCGACGTGTTCAAGTTCAACTGGCCGCCGCTCGGGATCAGCGGCATGGTATTGCGCGTCACGGAGATCGATTACGGCCTGCTGACCGATGGCCGCGTGTCGATCTCTGCTGTCGAAGACGCCTTCAGCTTGCCAAGCACGACCTATATCGGCGGCAGTGGATCGGACTGGCAGGAGCCGGTGCAGAACGTCGCGCAGATCAGCAACGCTCTGCTCGGCGAAATTCCCTATTACGTCGTGGCGACGACGATTGCCGGGGACAACCAGGCCACCATTAGCGGATACCCCGAAGGCTATGCGTTCCTGGGAGTCGTTGCTGCGCGTCCGCAGAGCCAGGCGAAGAACTATTCGATTTGGCAAAAGAGCAGCGGGCAATATGCGCAAGACGTGCTTGCCGGATATACGCCCTACGCCACGCTGGACGCCCTACTGGATGAAGAAGCAACGACCTTCACGGTCACTTGGGGCGACTTGACCAACTTCCTCCCGAACAGCTTCGCCTTCTTGGGCAGTGAGATTGTTTGGATCACGGCAGTCAACACTACCCAGGTGACAGTGGTTCGAGCGGTTTTTGACACTGTTCCGGTTTCGCATGAAGCGGGAGAAACACTATGGGTGGCAGGCGGTGCGGCCGGGATCGATACGAAGACGATCTTCCTGAGCGGGCAGACTGTGCCGGTGCGCCTTCAGCCGCGCACGTCCACGCAGGAAATGCCGCTGTCTTCGGTGGCTGAGCGCAGCATCACTTTCGTCGGTCGCGCGTCTCGTCCATATCCGCCAGGGGGCATCAAGCTAAATGACGTGTACCGGGCCAAAGTTTTGACGGCTCCGCTTTCGACCGTCTCGTGGGCGACGCGAAACCGGATAACTCAGACGGCCGGCCCCGTGGCCCAAACGGATGCAAGTATCAACCCTGAAGACGGCGCGACCGTAACCGTCAAAGTTGAGCAGCGTGCCGATCCATCTGCGGCTTGGTCTCAGGTCGTAACGGCATCGGGTCTCACCGGGACCAGTTACACCCTGACCACGCAACCGAGCATGCCCTATATTCGTGTTACCGTTTATTCCGTAAGGGACGGCCTGGAAAGCTATCAGCGGCAAGTCCTCACGGCAACGCAGCCATCTACAACTGGTGGATACGGCCTCAACTACGGCGTTTCTTACGGCTGATCCAACAACACAATGGAGTGACAACAACATGCCATCACGCACACTGCCTGGCATCGGCCTGCAAGGCTTTTGGAATTCAGGAGAAGCCTGGAAACAAGGGGGCGACCTAAACTGGTTGGCCATTTCTGCTTTGACGCAGCTTGTTGTCGAGTCGGCAACCGCCGCACTCCCGTCGTCCCCTCCCGATGGGGTGATCTACATCGTTCCGCATTCGGATACGACAAATCCGGACAAGATCGCAGTCCGTGATAACGGCGCCTGGGTCTACTTCCCACCGAAAGCCGGCTGGAAGGCTTTTGTGAAAGACGCAGTTACGACGCTTCGATACAGCGGATTGGGGTGGGTCGAGGACAGCGCTGGCGGCGTTCCGGAAGCGCCGAGCGATGGCAAGACATACGGACGAAAAGACGAAGGGTGGGTTGAAATTACAGGCGGTGGCGGTGGCGGTGGCATCCCCGAGGCCCCGGCTGACGGCCGGGTGTATGGCCGTTCGAACGAAGCATGGACGCAAGCACAGCGGGCGATCGAATTCCAAGACGAAGGTGGCGCCTTTACTCGCGGCAACGTTGACACCGTGAATTTCCAAGGGGCTGGCGTATCTGCGACGTTGGAAGGGACGACGCTCATCGTCGATATTCCTGGCGGTGGCAGCGGTGGGAAATTGTCCGATCTCAGCGACGTGTATGTGGAGAACCCGATTGACGGCCAAGGTTTGCGCTGGAACGACAATCTGAAAACGTGGGAGCAGTCAATCGACGCGACGCTTCGCAACGGGTTCATAGACGGCAACTTCGATTTCTGGTCAGTCGGAACGTCCTTCGCTCTACCTTCCGATACCGATGTCTACACAGCCGACATGTGGATCGCCAATGCCGGTACGGGCGGTGCGGCGACTGTCTCACGGGATGTCCGCTCGCCAGGCAGCGAAATTGTCGGCATGGCTCGCCCGTCGAAGTTTCGCGTGAAGTTCGACCAGACGACGGCTGCTTCAAGCAATCCGCTCTTCGGCCAGAAGATCGAAGGTGTTCGTTCGTACAACGGTCAAACTGTGACGTTTTCCTGTTACTTGCAAACAGAAGCGTCAACCACTGTTTTGATTTCAGGCGCACGAGTCACGCAAAACTTCGGAACGGGCGGGTCGGCCGATGTGGTTACGGAAGTGAATGTAAGCGACCCTTGGTATATCGACACGACAGAAAAACGGTTCGGCATTAAGATTGACATTCCAAGTATTGCCGGCAAGACGATCGGTCCGAACAACGACGACTATCTGCGTATCGACTTGCGCATAAATGGGGGCATCTTCACCATCTACATAGATCAGATGCAGATCGAATGGTGTGATCCAAACGCTGACGTAGTTGGCGCACCTTCGCCTTTCGAATATCGAGGCATTGCGGCCGAAAAGGTTCGCGTGCAGCGGCATGTGCGCAAACTGTTCGACACTGACGCAATCGGCGTAACCGACCTGTTCGTTGGGTACGCATCATCGGCCACGGCGGCCGTGGGTGTGATGCAGCTTGGCACGCCGATGCGCAAGATTCCCAACTTGGTTTTCACGAAGGGCAGCGCGAACGGTCTGTGGGTGTTCCCCGGAGCGGCGCAGGGCAGCTCTGTGACGGTCGGCAATCCGAGCCCCGAACTCGACCGCTTCCGGTTGACGGTCAATGTGTCGGGCGGCCTCACGGCGAACGCGCCCGTGATTGTACGCACCGATAGTCTGCCTGCGTGCGCGGCGGTCTTAGACGCTCGCTTGTGAACGTCTGAGCACGTTCTGTCTTCACGGAAAATGTTGTCAAGCGGGATCACGATAAGTGGTCCCGCAGTCACGTTTTAAAACTTAGTTGCTGCCGTGGCTTTGATATACAATTCGGCGTTGTCGCCACAACAATTTGTCGTCAATACCAAGGGGCCGATTATGGACGCACATGCCGAGGATGTGAAAGAGAAGCAGGCATTCCGATTCGATCGGACGATCAGTCTCCCGACCATCCTCACTGTGCTGGCGATGCTGGCCGGATGGTGGTGGTGGGGCACACAGATGTACGCGGACCTGCGCATCGCTGATCGCGAGAACGCGCAGGAAATCCGAACCCTTCGGGCCGACGTGTCCCGCATCGAAACCGCACAGGGCGTTCAGTCCCGCGAAGTGAAAGACGACCTGCGCGACATCAACTCCAAGCTCGATCGTCTGAGCGACCGCCTGATCGGCGCACCCAACATCAAGGGGTGGACAAAATGAAACTCCGATTGATCGACAACTGGCACAAGTCCTGGAAGCTCGCTTCGGTCCAACTGTCCGCAGGCTTCGCCTTCCTCTTCAGCATCGGCCCCGATCTTCTGCACACCTGGGCCTTCATCCCCCAAGACCTGAAAGACGCGCTGCCCGAAGGCACTTCACGGTGGGTTGCTGTGACTGCCCTTCTGCTTGTGCTGCTCGGCCGCGTCTTCAAGCTCGAACGCAAGACGCCTGGTGAGGAAGCTCAATGACGACCCTGGACGAAAAGATCAACGAACTGATCGGCCGCGAGGGCAAGTTTTCGAACGACCCCGATGATCGCGGCAACTGGTACATGGGCAAGCTGGAAGGCACCATGTGGGGCATCACGGCCGCCGAGGCACGCTCCTTCGGCTACATCGGGCCGATGAACCAGATGTCCCGCGCGATGGCCGCCTCGATCTACAAGCAGCGCTACTGGCTGGCGCCGAAGTTCAACCAGGTTGCGCAGATCGACGAGAAGATTGCCGACCGCCTGTTCGACATCGGTGTGAACGCGGGTCCGGCCACGGGCGTCAAGTTCTTGCAGCGGGCGCTCAACGTGCTGAACCACGGTGGCAAGGATTTCCCGGACCTGAACGTGGATGGCGGCATCGGGAATCTCACCCTCACGGCGTTGCGGACCTACGTCGCACAACGCGGTCAGCCGGGTCGAGACGCGCTGTTCTTCATGATCGCGTCGCAGCACTCGGTCTTCTACATCGACATCGCGGAGAAGCGCCCGGCCAACGAGACGTTCGAGTTCGGCTGGCAGGTCAACCGCGCCATGAACGGGGTGAAGGTATGATCTCGGCACTGCTTTCCTCATTCGGCCCGCAGATCGCGGGCATCCTCGCCGCGCTGGCCGCCCTGGCCGGCGCGTTCTTCTATGGCCGCAAGAAGGGCGGGGACGCCGAACGCAAGAACACCGATCTCGTGAAGGCGCAGGCCGAGGCCGACAAGCAGCGCCAGGTGGCGGCCGACGCAAAAGCCGACGCTGCGGCCAATCAGGCTGTCGCTGAAGCCGCGCAGCAGCGCCAGGAGATCGAGACCAGGAACGCGGCGCTCAAGCCTGGCGAGGCGCAGAAGGAGTTGATGGAGAACTGGTCGCGCGACTGACGGAGGCCATCATGAAGGATCGACTGAAAGACCTGGCACTCGATTTGGTCTTGATCGGGATTTGCGTTGCGATCATCGCTTCGATGACCGGCTGTGCCACCACGGCCGAGCCGGAAGTCATCGTCAAGACGCGAACGATTGACACAGGGTGCCAGTGGACGAAACCGATCTACGTCGATCGCAAAGCCGTGCTGACCGACGATATGGCGAAGGACATCCTGGCTCACAACGAGGCCGGCAAAGAGCGCTGCGGCTGGAAGCCGGTCAAGAAGAACTGAGGCTATAATCATCACGGGCATAGCCCATGAGGCTACCGCGTTGTGGCCGGGCCGGCGCAAGCCGGCTTTTTCATGCCTACGGGACGTGCGTCCATATCTTCCGGTCCTTGATCGCCCTGACGTGCGCGCGGGCGATGTCATAGCGGCGAGCGATCGAGGCGATCGTCCCTTCCGCCTCCCGAATCTCCTTCACCTTCTTCTCTGTCAGCTTCGCCATTGGTGACGCCTCGCCACGCATGTTCCGCCCAGGCTCGCCGGGTCGATCGCGGCGCAGCTTGCGTGCCGGTTGGACGATGGCCGGCGTCTCGCGCTCGATCGGTGTCGAGATCACGGGGAGCCATTTCCAGCCGGCGTACTTGTCGCCGGTCTGCCGCAGGTGCGTGTAACGCTTCAGGCTCGTCCAGCTACGGTGCCCTGAGACGGCCGCGACGTGCGGGATGTTCCAGCCCATTTCGAACAGCCGAGAAACGCCGTCATGGCGCAGATCGTGGAAGTGCAGGCGGTCTTCGTCGGGCATTTCGTCCGTGTTGATGCCGAGCAGGTAGCAGGCCCGCGTGAAGGCCGCTCCCATCGCGTCAGGGCTGTAGGGGAAGATTTGGTCGGCGACGCGCGGCATGGCCTCGATGATCGCGATGGCCTCGGGCACGAGATCGCACCACACGTCGTTGCCGTTCTTCTCGCCGGGGTTCTTCATGTCCCGGACCATTACCCGCTTGCCGTCCTTGTCGTAGTCCTTCCACTCGATCCGGGCGATCTCATCCATGCGCCGCGTCGAGAAGATCGCGAAGCCGATGACGTAGTGCATGGGGTTCGACGACGGCCGCCGCGTGCTGCGATCCTGGAAGTGGCTCATCAGCAGGTCGAGTTCGTCCAGGCTTGGCCGACGCTCTCGCATGTCGGATTTGCCGATGATCCCCATCTTGCGCGTGACGGTCCACGCGGCGTCAATCTCGCGCTCATCGAGCGGGTAGCCCCACATCGGCCGGGCCACGCGAACGATCGAGGCCAGGAACGACAGGTAGCTGCCGCGAGTGGCCGGTGTCACGTCCAACTGCTGAAGGAAGGCGACGATGGCCGTGCTGTCGATCTGCGAGCACCGCTTGCCGGCGATCTCGCAGGTCTTGATCGTCCGGAGCACCTGAGCCTTCGTGCGGCCGAGTTCCTTGTTCGACTCGCGGATGTACTGGTCGATCACGTCCCGCAGGAGGGGGTCTTGGCCGTTCACCCGTTCGAGCGCACCTGGCTTGGAGAGTTCGCCTTCGCGCAGCTTCAGCCAGTTCGAGGCGGCCGACTTCGTGTCGAAGGTCCGTGCCTCCTTGTAGGTCTGCCCGTCTCGCATAATGCGCACGCGGGCGGTATATCCCGTTGATCCGTCTTTTCGTTTGCGAGGCTGAATGTCACCCACGGCACGATCCTCTCATTTGTCACGAGAGTTTTTTAGTTGTCACGACGTGACAAGTCCAGGGCGAAAAAGGATCGATTTGTGTCACAAAGGGTAAGGGTCGAGCGAGCGTTGCATGAGCCAAAGCATTGAAAAATCAGCATTAGTCAGACAAGATCATCGTTGGCGTTTCGCCATAGCCCCCATGATGGATTGGAACCACTAGGCTCAATCCATCAATGATTTCAACGGCGTGCCATGTGTCACTTCAGTCCTGTGACGAATTTTGTGACAAGCTCGACAGCGCCAGCACAAGCACGAAACAGGCCGATACGCCGAACTGGCTGCCGACGAGCGCATACCACGCCCATGGCCTTTCGGCGATGAACGCGTAAAGCAGAACGGCCGCCCATAGGACGGCCGCGATCGGGAAAGCGCCGAGGATTCGCATTAGCGTGCCTTCCCGGCTTTCTCGCCTTTCACCCATTCCATCACCGTCGCCTCATCCCACCGTGGCCGGGACAACGCGAGCACGCGCGGGGGCAGCTTCTCGGGCGCCTGGGAGACCATGCGAGCCACGGTCTTGTCCGAGTAGCCGAGGAAGTTGGCAAGGTCGCGGATCGTCCAAAGGCGTGCGTTCGTGGTCATGAAAAACCCCTCTCAGTGATTCTCGATCATGCTGAGAGGGGTAACAACAAACTGGTGTTTCGACAACAGAAAAGCGCTATAGCCCGGAGTCAGCGACCTGGCTGTTGACGCGGGCGATGACGAGACGGATGGCCGCACGCCACACGTGCGGCGGCCAGCGCCGTTCGAGTGCTGCGGCTTCAGCCGGTGTGGCTTTGCCCGTCATCACGTCGGACGCGGCGCTGACCGCTTCGGGTGGCAGGTAGTCGTCGTCGCTCACAGGCCGTCTGCCGGATCGGCTTCAGGCGGCGCGGTCTTGTAGACATCGACGCCGACACGCGCGTACAGCGTGGCCGCCAGGGACAGCAGCTTGTCGTCCAGGTCGGCCGAGCCCGTCGCGAAGCCGCATTTCTCGGCGTCGGCCAGGACATCGGCGGCGTCGATCGACTTCGGGCTCTCGGGCTTGGCGGCCTTGGCGCTCTTCGGCTTGGCGGTCTTGTCCTTCTCGACGTGCTTAGCCGTGGCCTTCTTCTTACCGCTCGCTTCAGCCTTCTCGACGGCCGCCTTCAGCTTCTCGACCGCCTTGGCGCCGTGCTTTGTCAGCATGTTGATTGCCAGCGTCGGGGCGATCTTGCCTGCCACGATCATGTCGCGTACGGCCTTCGGCGCTGCCACCAGCGTCAGCAGGTCGTTCACATACTTCTGCGTGAAGCCGAGCCGCTTGGCGATGGTCGGCTCGTCCAGGCCGTAGCCAACCAGGCGCTTGACGACGATGGCCGTCTCATACGGCGTCAGCGGACGGCCGCTGTTGGACGTGACCAGGGCGACGGTCAGGTCTTCCATCGACGTGCCCTTGGGCTTGACGACGATCGGCAGCGTCTCGATCTGCGCCCCGCGTTCGTTGGCGCGAGCCACGGCCAGGTTTCGCGAGTGGCCGTCCGTCAGGTAGATCACATCCCCGTCGTCTTCCTTGACGACGTAGCCGGCCAGGGGCTTGTCTTCGTCGTAGCCGTTTTCCAGGATCGAGTTGGTCAGCCACTCGATGTGCGCCTCGTATTCGGGCGTGTGGATGCGGGTGTTGAATCCGGGGATGACGCGAATCTTGTCCAGCGGCACCTTCCACAGCGCGTGCGGATTGGTTGCGCCGGCCGACGCCATCGCGGCCTTCAGATTGCCGCGCACGAGTTCAGTTGCGAACTCGGCCGGTGGGATTTCGAGCTTTGCCATGGTGCTTCCTCGTTGAAAGTGAGTTTGGCGGGGTCAGTCTTGAGCGTGGTCGGGTGCGCCGCGCATTGGCCGTAGTGCCTTGCCGCATAGTTCGATGAACTCGGCTCGTTTCGACTCAGGTATTTCGCTCAAAACGCGCGCACCGACTTGCTGCATGACGAACTTGGCTGCGCCTGTGCCGAAAACCTGTTTCACGGCGATGGCCGCTTCTTTGACATCTTCGGCGGTCGGTGTTTCAGACTCGGCCGCTTGCTGCTCCGGCACGGTCGGTTTGAACTTTTGCTCCGAACGAACCCGCTCGACGTACTCAGGATCGAACCGCCAACGCGTGACTTTCCGCCAAACAACGTCGCATGCGGGCAGCTTCACCGCACCGAACCCGTCAACATCTTCGATTTCAAGAGGCGTGCCCGGTCCGATGCTCGGTGGGATCGGACCGGTCGTATGCTCACGCCAGTTGAGCGCGTCTTCTGGCAGATGATCGAACTTGATGGGATATACGGGTGGCATGCTTGCCGTGGTGAAAGAAACGATCTCCGACTCGCGCGCACGTTGGTCGGCAATAGCGGCTCGATCGGCATCCGAATAGCCGGCCGACTGACCAACCGGTTCGTTGAACCAACGTTCTGCCGCAGCCGGAAATCCCTTCGGTGAAGCACCGCCACCCTGTCCAGTGCCACCCTGTTTGCGCAGGAAGATGATGATGCCGGCCAGGTAGTTGATCGCCCCGAGCAGTTCGGCCACCTGGCGATCCAGCGTCGGCAGGTTCACCCCTTCAGTGATCTTCTTGATGGCCTGGTAGACCATGCCGTCCTTGCTGGCGATCAACTCGCTGATCTGCTGCATGCGCTGGCGCTCGAAAGGCGTCTCGCCGCTCAGGTTGTGCCGCTCAGCACCCTTGCCAACCTGAGCCTGGTTGAGCGCTTCGACAAGCACCCCGAGCAGGCTCAAGTATTCCGGCTTTACTTCGACGTGCGACGTGATGGATTCTGACATGTTCCTTCCTGAAGTGAGTTTTGAGATCAGCCGTGACGCTTGGTCATCGTGCCCACGACGGCCTGCTTGGCGAGCTTGAAGCCCGCCTGGCCGGGACGCAGGCCGTATTGGCGCAACACCTGCTCATCGACATGATCCTTGAAAGCCGAACTGCGACGGCGACGTGAGGCCGTGGCCTGCCGGTACTGCGGCTTGCCGATGGACGAGAAGGTGGGCGTTGCGCCACCGAACGCGGCGGCCATTGCGGCGAGAGCGGCGAGCGCGCGGCCCGAGAATGAGTTGCTTTTCATGATTGCTCCTTAGAACTGATTTGTGGTGAAAACAACTAGATGGTGTCGCAATGATATATGGCACCGCTGAGCAGTGCCATACTTGTTACAAATTACTTCGTGATTGGTTTTGACTGGCTATGATCAGATCGACTTGCCGCCTTCCTTCACGCGGTTTTCGATCTTGTGGTCCGCGCGGGAAGCGTTGAACGTCAGCTTCTCGACGATTGCGCCGGCCAGGTCGAGACCAAGGCCGCCAGCCAGGTCGAATACGCGGATCACCGTGTCGGCCAGTTCGACTTCGAGCATCGAGCGGTTCGGCAGCTTATCGTCAGCAACGCCCTTGCGATGACCTTCCATCGCCTCGGCGACTTCCGTGACGACGAGCATCAGCTTGGCCGACACCCACAGCTTGAAGAACTTCGTCGGCCATGTCCGTACGTCCTCGCCAGTCTCGGTGTCGATCCACCAGCCGGCCTGTTCCGCAAGACCGTTGCAGTAACCCGTCAATCGCGTGGCGGCAGCGTAAAGGCCATCCCGTGCGAAGGTGTCTCCGCTCAGAGCTTCACGCCAGTTGAACTGCTGCTTTTCATTGTTCACTTCCTTTCTCCTGTGCGCCGTAGCGCGTTGGGTTGATCAGGCAGCTTCGTCGAACGACTCTGCTACCTGCTTGATGCGGTCCTTCACCGCGTCGATCTCAGCCTGGCGCTCATCCCAAACGGTTGAGTCGATTTCGGACTTGATGTAGCTCTCGACGAGGCGGTTCAGGTACTGCGGTGACAGCGCGTCGAGTTCCCACGACTTGTCGCCATAACGGCGGCGGTACTCGCGGAAGCGCGAGTCGGTTGTCTTGGCCGGGTTCTCGGGCGGGCGCTGCTCTTCGATTTGCGGCATGTTCAGAGCGATGCGTTTCAGTTCCACCATGCCCAGGTAGTCCGGTGCGTCGATGAAAAGATCGATGCGTTCGCGCAGGTCGCGCGTCATGTCGATGCCGCTCGGGTCATGGTCGCCCAGGTGCAGGATCGTGACGAACTGATCCGCGAACAGGGCGTTGCGCACATCGCTTTCGCAGAACTCGCGAACGACACTCCCGCTCGGATAACCGCGAGCCGCCAGCAGCGGCACGTCATAGCGGTGGCACGTGTTTTCGAGCACGCCGACCAGGGCTTCCTTTTCGACGATCACGAAAACGCGGCCACTCTGGCCGTGCCACGCATCCATGTGGAACTGCTCAGCGCATGCCCGCAGGATCGACGAACCAGACCCCCAACTCGGACGGCGGATGAACTCGCGCGTGCGGTCTTCGATCGCATCCCAATCGATCATGCCGGCCAGCTTGGCGTCGTTGATCGTGGACGCGATGCGCTTGTATTCCTGAAGCGTGTTGTCGATGTAGCCGCGTGCGACGAGTTGGTAGTAAAGCTGACGAACCGTCAGCACGTAACCTTGATCTTGATACTCTTCAACGATGTCGTTGATGATCTCGATTTGGCGCAGCGTGTCAGAGCGGAAATTCTTTTCCAGGTAGCATTGCTTCACGTCCTTTCCTTTTCGCGGCGCGTGGCCGCACGGGTTATTCGTCGGTCTGCTCGTCGTCGCCGAATGTCAGCGGCGCCAGTTCTTCGGCCGCCTTTTCGAGCGACGCTGTTCTGCGAGCATCCATCTGCCGTTTGAAAGCCTTCGATCGACCGCTGTACGAAATCCAGCATTCCGGGTCGATCTCATAGGCGCGTTGCTTGACTTCTTGAGGCCACGCGCCGCCGTAGTAGCCGCAGGTCATAACCCCTCCGCAGGGTCGTAATCCGGGTCCGGCGTCCAGCGATACACAGCATCGCCGAAGGTCCGGTCGGTGCTCATTTCGAGTATGCCGTGCTCGACGCCTTGCAGCATGATCCGACCCATGGCCGGAATGCCGGCATCGCGCAGCTTGGCGAGAAGAGCGATACCGCAACCAGTCTCGCCGCCCATCTTCTCCCACTTGTCGAGCGGGAAGGTGACTTCGATCGGTTTGGTCATCGCTTGCGCTCCTGATAGAACTCGCCTTTGCACACCTGACGAGCAGGGTTCGTGTCGAGGCCCATCGGATAGGTTTTGCCGGTAATTGCTTTGCGACGTTCCAGCACGATCGGATGGACGCAATACGGTTCCATGTCCATATCCAAGCCGCAGTGTTCGCAACCGTTGCCACGCAAGCCGTGGCAGCTTTTGTCTTCATTCATGGTCGCCTCAGTCGGTGTGCTGGCCGAGCGCAACAAGATCGACGGCGCCGCCGCGCATCGGCAGGGCGTAGTCGAGCGGCGGCACACCAGAGAACGTGGACAAGATCGAAGGGCGTACCGGATTGCGTTTGACGCGGTTGGCCGGGTGGCAGATGTACTTCGTACCGAGGGCTTCGATGGCTGCCTTCACGCGCTTGGCATTGCGCTCGCGCAGTTCGGCGATCTCACCGTCCAGCCATACGCGCCGATAGTCGAAGCGTGCCGTGTCGTCGTGAATGCTGGTGGGAGGATGTGTCGGGTCGCTGCGCTGCGGCTGATTGTTGACAGCGGCCTTACGACCCGAATTCAAATAGAAATCGCGGTTCACGTCCTTTCTCCTAGAATGAATGGCGCTTAGAGATCGTCGTCGGTCTCAGGAGCGTCCTTGCAGAAATTGAGTGCCCAGGACTGCTCGGGCTTTTTGAACTCGCCTTTGAGGGGCATGCCGATCAGCATGATCGACGGGTCTTCCGGGAAATGCAGGATCGCCGCAGCGCCGTACGTGCCGGCGCCAAGGAAGGCGGCCTGGGTGAGTTCGGGTACGTCGTCCAGCATGCGGGCAACCTTGCGGATGTACGGTGTGCCCATCACGGCCGGAACGCCAAGTGACAGATCGCGGGTGTAGTTCGAGACCGCCTTGCGCCAGTCGGGGTAACGATCGTCTTTGGCGATAGCCGGCTCTTCCTGACGGTACAGACACGTCGAGCCGCGCATGACGCGCAGGCCCTTCTTTCGCGTGAAGAGCAGGCGCGAGCCTGGCTGGCGCATTTTCGAATGGGCGAGCACCGTGACGTTCAGATTGACTGCCTGGTCGGTGAAGCCGTTCTCGTCGATGCCGACAAACATCCAGGCTGCGTCTGTCGCAACGATCACAACGCCTTGCTCGTGCGGCTCGATGCGGATGCAGTCGAGATTCGGATGGGTCTCGTGCGGTGCGGGCGCAATCAGATTGAACGCAAGGCGGACGTACCTTGCGGAGAGATCGAGTTCCATGATGTCGGGAAAAGTGAAAGTGGTCGTAGTCTAGGTGACACCGGACAACAGTGTCAAGTATTTCGTTGCACATCGCCAAACAACGCCGCGACGAATGGATCGCGGAACGGTTTGATCTTCGCAGCCTTGGCAGCGTTGATGCGACGGATAGCCTCTTCGGGATCAACCTGCGGCTTGACCGCCTTCTCTTTCGGCGGCAATGCGTAGTTGTACGGCTTCGGCGCGTCTTCACCACGACCGAGGGTCCAGATCGGGATGTACGCGGTGCCGTTACGCTTCCACCCGCAGATGTGAATGATCGAGCGGCTATAGTGCAAATGCGCCATCAGCGGACGCACCACATAGCCGGTGACACCCATCCGCGTAGCGAGTTCGGAAGTGGTCAGGTCGGCTTCACTCAGAAGCTGCAAGATGGCATCGCAACGTTGCTTCCTCTGAGCATTGCCGGCCATGTAGAACAGCGCAAGTCGGCCCCCGTGACATGTCGTTCGAAACTTGCAAGCGACATAGATGCGGTTAAGGTTCAGCAGTTCTTCAACGGCTCGATAGACCGCATCCTTACCAATGTCGAGCACGTCAACCAGGTCGTCGGGGCAGTACACGCCGCGCTTCAACGCCGTCAGAACCCGGCGCATGTTCTCGCGGGTCAGGCGATTGATGCTCATGCGGCCACCTTCTTGCGAGCGGGGCGCACGGTCACGGTGGTGTGGTAGTGACCCATCGCCAGGGGTTGCAGCGGGACTTGCTCGACCGTGACCACGTAGCCCAGGTCCGTGGCTTCCTCAACGATGGCTTTCAGTTTGGCGTACAAACCATACGCTCCATAGGCGCGATTCGACTCAGGCCGCTGGCCGGACTGGACGGCGAGCATCAAGTGTTGGATGAGTCTGACCCATTTCTTCAGCCCCGCCTTGGATACTTCCACGTGATCGGCCCACATCGGGTCAGCGATACACGCTTCGATCTCTGCAAGAATCTGGCGCTCAAGTTTCCATGGGTCATCCGCACCCGGCTCGGCCTGCTGCTCGCACTCACAAGCCCCCATCGCATCGTTCCTCAACGGAATCTTTGCGCCACCACACGATGTGCAGCGCTGCACCGAAGGCTCGGCCTGCTGCTGAGCGATGGCGCCCTTGGCGATTTCGCGGATTTCGTTCAGGAATGCGCGTGCGCCCGCATGCGTCATTTGGCACAGCCCGGCTTCGGCCTTGCGGTCGATCAAGTCCAGCACATTCGCCAATGGCCCGGTCTGCTGCTGAGTGGCATAGATGCCTGTCTTGCAGTGCGCGCAGCCCAGGTGCTCACGTTCTGCGGCCTCGTGGGCGTCTACTGGCGGCGGGCACTCGCCCGTAGCCTTGGGCGGAAGGACAACGACGACCTGTTTGGACGGGATGTATTCGGCAAGATCGCCACGCTTCCGATAGAAGCCTTGTCCGTAGACCTCCATGTCGCGTTCGGCCAGCTTGCGGGCCTCTGCTTCGGGGATGTGCATGCTCATTTCGTTTTCCCTGTGTTGAGAAGACGCACGCGGTCCAGCGGGATAGCGCGCGTGTGCTTGATCCTCGGATACGTGCTGTGAATGTGGAGATCGACAAGGACGAGCGGTACGGCGTGCATGCCGATCAACTGGATTTCGATGCCGCGAACAATGGCCGGCGACCAGTTGTGCTGCCGGTCGCTGAACCGCACCTCGACATCCGTGCCGGCCGGGTAAAGCGCCTTCAGCTTGGTCAGCGCATGTGCCACCTGGTCGCCGATCATGTTGATGCTGATGTCGAGTTGTTCGCGCAGTTCTTGACGTGCGTCCATGGCGTCATTCCTCGGTCTGCTGAAGCTGTTGTACCTGCTGTACGAAAAGCCACAGCCCTTCCAGCGTGAACTCGAAGATCGCTTCCGGGTTGTCGGCGCTTTCTTCGTAGTGCTGCACACATGTGAATTCCGCCAGTTCGCGGAGCTTTTCGCGGGTCATGGCGGCTCCTAGTGGCAGCACGGTTCGTACTGCAATTCGGCCGGGTCGGTTTGCTCTGCGGCCGGCAGCACGCGGCGACCGCAGCCGATGCAGGTCCGCGCAATCGCCTCGATCGGCACAGTGGCCGACAGCGGAGCAAATGCCTGCTTCTGAAAAGTGTGTCGCATCGTCATTTCAGAAAGAAGCGAGCGCTGAAGTTCGGCTTTACGCGCAAGCACGGTTTTGACTTCTTCGTCCGACACGCGCTCGATGTGCAAACCGTTCGTCAGCCAGGGGCGGTTGTATTTCCGGCTCATGATTTCTCAGCAGCGTTTTCGAGCGTTTGCGCGATCGACTTGGCCTTGGTTAGCGGTCGCACGTCGCACAACAGCCTCTGGTTCGTGGTGTTCGTGCCCTTGTAGACCAGGTTGATAAAGACACGGTGGTCGCGCGGGCTGCCCTGAGTGCTCGGTTGCACTTCATACCCGGTCACGGTGCAGATATGATCGAGTTCGTCGCGGCCGTGCGAGATCAGCACGTCGCACCCGATCGGCGGCAGAAGGGGGTCGCCATCCCACAGGATCGTCATGCTCACAGCGTCTTCCCCTTGTCGTAGGTGAACAGCTTCAGCGTCTCGCGCCATGCTTCCTCGGTGTCAGGAAGCAGGGCCTTGCGAGCGAACAGGTTGCGAACAGCCAAAACGTTGCTGATCGAAATGAGTTGGGAAAAGTCGTGCCCCTTCGTCGTCATGTCGATCAGGCGTTCCGCCACCCACTTGCGCGAGCGCTCTTGGCCGTCGATCAACATCGCCTCGATAGTCACGTCGCTGTTCAGCATGCGTGCGGCTGCGCGCAGCACTTCGTCTTCGCCGGTAACGTTGCTCATGACATGCTCCCGTTCTCATCCTGGCCGGCAGGGATGCCGAGATACTTGCGCCAGTTCACCCAACCTGACCGCGTGTGGAAGCCCCAATCGCGCTGCCACGGCCCCATGATGAAGAGCGACCAGGCGTCGCCGCCTTCCGGGATTTCCAGGCGATGACGATCGGTGGCGCTGCGGAACACGATCGAGCCTGGGCCACGCCACACGCGCTTGCGGTAGTCCAAATCGAGGCGGCGATGCTGACGCTGGTTGATCGGTACGATCTCCCAATAGCCGCCGCGCAGGATGATCGAGATCGACCACCAAGGGTGATCGTGGAATGCTCGATCTTCGTCGCTGCGCATGATGTGATGAACGCGCACGCCGACACCGCTCTTGCCCTTTTCGTAGGTGCTGCTGTGCGAACCGTGGCCGGGCGGCTGACGGAGCCACCAGCGTTCCATGTACGTGTCGCCGGTCGCCTTATCCTTCAGGTGAAAATACGGCGTGCGCAGCGCACGCTTGATGATCCAGTTCACGAGGAACTGCGGGAGCCAGATTTTCATTGTGTTCTCTCAATGCAGATTAAGTAACGAATATCGCCGGCCTTCGAAGACGACACGGCGGTAAACAGACAGGTCGAGAATTTCCGATCCTTCAGAACGCTTGGGCGGCGCGAGGCCGGCGTATTGATGGTCCGCATGTCGGCCCCGTAGCGATCGACCGTCGTCTCGATGTACCGGCGCTCGCCCACGTCCAGCGTCGCCAGAAGCGAGTTCCAGCTTCCCGCGTGCATGCTTCCGGCTTTGCGGCTCACGGCTGACCCCCGCACTGGCTGCGCACGAACGCGATGAATTGCTCGACGGTGCCATGCGTGGTCTTCTTATGACCGCGCACCTTCCAACGATTTCGACGTGTGTAGAACTCCACCGTCATCGTCTGCGTGATGCGAAGGACTGCTGTGTCGCCGTTTCCGGAAAAGCGCGGTGCCGGAAAATATCGATCGCCGTAACGGGCAGATTCCAGCTTCGCAATGTTTGCGGCCTTCAGTTGATCGGCCGCGTGATCCTTCTTGCGGTGCGGTCGGAAACCGCCCGGTTCGTCCAAGTCGTGCATAAAGTATGGAAGTGAGTTGGCGTAACTGAATCGTAGGTGACACCGCCGAAGAGTGTCAAGAAATTCCTACGACTGTTACAATTTTCGTCGGAAAAGGGTGGTAGGGCGATTTGAAAAAGGCGAAACCGTTCAGACGATTTCACGCAGGCTTTTGAGCCAAGCCCCGCCAGCGCTTATTCTGATTTGCCATAAAACGAGCGGCGCCTGCGCGTTTGCTGTGAGCTTTGTCTGCGCGAGCAGTTTGGTATCCCCAAAATCTTCCGTCGAACCAACTGAAACCCTGCCAGCCATCGATGACGGTTGGATAGCAGCCAGGGTGAACAGGCTTGATGCTCGGCGGAAACCACGGGGTCAATTTCGCGTTCGCCATGGCTACTCCGTCCGAGTGATGGCCGCCACCACCAGGAGATCGAGCGTGCGGGTGAAGCTGGTTGCGGTCTCGACCGTGTAATTCCCGCCAGAGCGCTTCTTGGCACGCGCCACGGCCGGCGCGATCGCGTTGCGCAGGCGCTCGATGGTCGATTGGATGGCCTCCTTCGTCGCCTCGTCGCCTTCCAGGCGTTCAGCCTGAGCAACGGTCTTGCCGACTTCCAGGTCGGCGATCTGTTGTGCAAGAGAGGCCACGCGGATTTCTTCGGTACTTGCAGGCATGGGATTTCCTGAGAAAAGAGTTGGGTTGGGCCTCGATTCTAGGAGTCAAGGTTCAGCGGTGTCAAGGAAAGCCGAAAAGTTCGTAAGGCGAACAGACGCCGACAACACGCCAGGTCGCCAAAGGGCCGACAGCACGCTGACTCCCCAAAGGGCGATCAACACGCCGTGCCGCTGAAGGGCATCACGACAACACGCTGAACCTGCAAAGGGCACGGCGTCGGGAAGGAGGGCCAGGCCCGAAGGCCGAAGGGCCGACAGCACGCTCAACACGCTAAGGGCACAAAGGGCACTGCCGGCGTGTCGGCGGGGCGCTGAGCGCCAGGAGGCCGGCCGGCGCTATCGGGTTGCGGTGCAGACGGCTGGATCGGCGGGCCGCCGCCCAGGCCGCGCCGCGTTGCGTATGCGGGTTTTCCCTAGTGCTATTAATGGCTTGACACTGCTGAACAGTGGCGCCTATGATTCGACCCATGCCCGGCGCTGCATGACGCTTGCCGGGCGAAACAACAAACGGTTATCTCGTCAACGGAAAGGGGTTTCAAAATGGCATCGCATATCACCATCGCGCAGGCGTTCAAACAGTGGAGTGAGGAAGTAAAGCCGGTCGTTATCGCTGAATACGGCAGCAACGACTACGCAGCACTTGCGGAAAGCTGGAACGACTACACCGACGCGCTTTGCAAAGACGGCGCATTGAACGACCTGCAATATCAGCATTGCCCGGCATGGGATGACGATATCCCGGACGATGACGCCGAATTTTTGCTTGAAAGGCTGCAAGTCGAAATGCGCGTGTCAAGCATCATCAAGCGTTCCGATGACACGGCCGATTTTGGTCCCGGCGCAACGCACTGGAATTGCTTCATTCGCCGCGTCGGGCACGGCGCCGGCAAGAAAGACGGGTTTTCGATTGAATACAGCATGGGTTCGGCGCATCGCGGTTTGCCTAAGCTGCTAGATGTGTTTGGCTGTTTGTTGAGCGACAGCGGTAGCACGGATCAGCCGTTTGAGGATTGGGCGGATGAACTCGGGTATGACAGCGACAGTCGCAAAGCGGAGCGCATCTACAACGCGTGCAAGGCGACGGCGGAAAAGCTCGCAAAGCTGTTTAGCGCGTCAGAATTGAACGACCTTCGCGAGATTTTTGCGGATCGTTGAAACAACAAATCAGACTGACAACACTGTTTAGGGGTTACATCATGGATCGCCTTTCCACGCTCAAAACTGAGTTTCACTTTGCGGGGTTCGCGTGGCCCCGCCACGTCGCACGCATGCCGAAACGGTTTGCGAGCATCGCCGAGCGCAACGCGTACCCGTGCGGCGAGTATTACCACGCGCCCAAACCGAACAGCACGGGCAAGGGGTTCTATCTGGAATCGGACGGCATGCCGGCTTTGCGCTGGACGTGGTGCGACGAAGTGAGCGGCGCGGGTGTCAATCATACTGGCTGGTTCGCGGACGAGCACGGCGACGGCGACACGATACGCGGCATTGTCTTTCGCTTGCCGCACGGTCGCGGCTTCCTGGTCGGCTGGTCTATGGGCGAGCACATGGCGAGCGAGATCGACTATTCGACCGTCTATGCCGACGAGATCGACGCGGCACGCGCGGCCGATAGCATGGCGGAAAGCGTCGCGGAACGCGAGCGCGACTATCGCGCGAATGACGAACAGGGCGACGAGTAAGGGGGCGACCATGAGCAAGCAATTTCCCGACGTTTCCAGCCGCTACGGTGCGCCCATGGGGCGCCGTGCTGACGGCTATTTAGAAACCAACATCGCGCGTTTTGTGCGCCTCTTCCGCGTCCGGCTGGATAGCGGCGGATATGACGATGGCGGCGCCTATTGGGGCACGGGAACGCCGCTGTTCTGCGCGATCGATGATGACGGCAACCGGCAATTCGTCCGCGCCTATCATCGCACCCGCGCCGCGCTCATGCTCGGCATCCCCACGGGCGCACTTAAAACCGGTTTGGCTGACTGGCATTCGTACGGGCTGGCCGTGCTTGACGGCCGCGCCCCGATGCCGGACGGCATGACGAAAGACGACGTTACGCAATGGCTCATGCGTTGCGGTGCGGCCATGGGGCAAGCGGAAGACATGCGGCCGAAACGCCTCGCGGCAGAAGTGGTGGGGGTGTGACATGCGCGTAACTGTCAAACTGCAAGGCGAGGCGAACGCGCAAGCCTTGTTTGATGTGATGCACGGGCGGGCCGTTTGCTGGAAGGAAGGAAACGGCGCCGGCTGGCAGGAAGTCAGTTTCGATCATGACAGCGTGGAAGCCGCCCGAGTGCACGTCCGCGACCTGTTTCCGAAACTGCGCTTTGCCGTCAGCCGCTGGAGCTAATGCCATGGCAAAGCATCGCAACCCGCGCACGCCCGCACCGCTCACCAAACGCCAGCGTAGCACGGTCTACCGCCTGAACTCCGAAGCCTGGGCCGTGCGCGGCGTGCAAATGTTTGTGGTCGGCCTGGGCGCCTATCTGGCGATATGCAAGGGGCGCGGCTGGCCCGCGCTCATCATCGCATGCCTGTTGGCGCTGTACTTTAACGCCTACCTGCCCGCGTTGCCGTTATGGCTGGAAGAGCGCCGACCGTCCGACGATGATTAGGGTTTCCCCTAGTGTCACGGTTTAACCGTGTCGCCTATAGTTGAGCCATTCCAACAAACGTTAGGGGTTACATCATGGGCAAGGCACTTTTGGCTTTCATCATCTGCACCACGGCCGCATGCGGTTACGTGGCATGGGAAGCCAGCAAGACAATCGAAAAGGCGGCGCAAGCGCTGCGCGTGGCAAGCGAGCAACGGTAATGAGTGCAATCCGATTTGAGAGCGGCGATTTGGTCAACGGCACGTTGCAAGGCTGGCCTGTTAGCTTCATCGCTGAGCATTTCCCCGGCCAAGGGTGGGATTTGAATTTGGCACCCTATAGCGGCCCGGACGATGAATCTTGTTCGGATGAAGTTCTGACCGCGTGTCACGAAGTAAGCGACATGCACCACAAGACAAAAGCCGACGTGCGCGCAGCGCTGGTGCGTGTCGGATTCAAACCTGACTGACAAGGGGTTACATCCATGACGAACGACGAACGCCGCGCGTTGCTGGAAGCGATGCGCATTCAAGAATACCGGCGCGGATGGAACGACGCGCAACGCGGGCGGATTGCGCACGGTCAACAGCGCTCGCTTATGTACGTGCAAGGCTACCGCGACGCGGCCAAGCGCCCGACACGCTAGAACCGACTAACCCCCTTTCGTCCCGCCGCATGGCGGGATTTTTTTTGTGCCTGACTTTCTCACATTGCGGAATAAAAAGTTTGTCACTGTTTAGCAGTATCGGCTAGAATATGCATACATCAACAAAACACACGGGGTTACATCATGCTGCGTACTGCGAACAAAGACATTCAAGCCATGGCCGACAAGTATCAGCGCCCGGCCTATCTGGTGCGCGTCACGGATTGCGCATCGGGTCGCGAGTTCTGCGAGGAAGAATGCGTCACGACTGACAAGCGCGAGGCGGATGCATGGGCGAAGCAATGGCGCGGCGAGTATGACAAAGAATCGGGCTACACGCTGACCCGCCGCACGTTTCAGCCGGTCGCGCAACCCGTGGCCGAAGAGAAGCCGGCCGCCGCTGAGCCCGTGAAGCAAAACGCCGATTGCATCGCCCGCGCCGTAAAGGTCGAAACTCACGTTTGGACGCAAAACGACGATAAGCGCGTTTGGCAGTCCTACAACCTGCGCGACGGTTTCGACGGCGCGGGCGTCGATTGTATGGACGCGCCCGAATTCATCCCGACCGGCTCGCATGTCGCCTATGACGGCTGGCCGCGTGTCGCGGAAGTTTGCTTCTACCGCTAACCCGCAAACTCACTTAGGGGAATCATCATGCAAGCAATTGCTGTCACGCTCAAACCGTCCGCCCAATTCTTGCGCGACGTGCTTTGCACGGCCGTGGAAGGCGGGAGCAACTATTGGGCGCAGTTCCACACACTCGCCACGCACCAGGGCGAGCACGGAAGCGAGTATGAGCGCGTGCGGGTATTTGAGTTTGGCGACGATGACGAATCGCAAAGCCAGCACGACATCGGCCTGCGCGAACTCGCGCAAGGCGTGCGCCGCGTGCTTGAAGGCGACATGACGGATAAAGCCGATCATGCCCAGGTTGCGCCGCGCATCCGCGCTGCATTGTTTCAGGCGCTTATCAGTGAACCGGGCGGGGATGCCGGGCAGGTTGACGCGGATATTGCCGATTGCATCCTGCAAGCCGCCGCCCTGGGCCGCATTGTGTACGGGTGACAGCGATGCACAACGCCGCAACGCTCAAACAGCAATGCACGGCACGCGCGTTTGCCTTTGGCGTGCGTTTCCGTCCGACCGTGGGCGAAGTGCTGGCGCAAGCGATGCGCCGCGCTCGCCTCGCTGAACTCATCAACTAGGGGGAACAATGGAAAAGACCGAAGCCGGGATTATCGACCTGACGCCGACATGGGCGGGCGTGCTGCCCGCTTTACTGGCCGTGATTGAGAATGGATCGGAAAGCGGCCGCGCGGCGGCGCTGTCGGAACTTCGCCGCATGGCGAAAGCGGCGGACGCGGCCGTGGCCGTACAACGTGCCGAAGATGCCAACGCCATCTTGTGGGCATCGCTCGGGGGAAACTGAAATGCTGACACGTCAAGATAGGGAATGGTTTGATCGCATGGAAGCCTTGCCGGCAGAACAACGCGAGGCAATCACGCGCATCGGGCTTGCGATCAGCGCCGAATTGCGCGGCCTGGGCATCAACCCGGCAAACGATGATCGCGCAGCATCGCTTGACGCAGCATTGGCCCGCTACCTGATCGAATCGCAAGCCCCTGCACCCCAGGTCAAGCCGTGGCCGCTTCCCGAACTTCTGCGCAACCTGGGCGCCATCTGAGCCATGGAAAACAAAAAGCCGACCATTCTGCAAAGGTTGCAATCGCGGATCGACGATCCGGCCATTCTCGGCGCATGGATAGCGGCTAACGGCCACGCCGTGCGGCCGGATGGCTTCAATTCTGAAACATTGATTGTTCAGGTCACGTCGGCTGTAATACTGAAAGCCCGCGCAACCTCAGCCATAGCCGTGCGCCATGGTCGCCCCGGCTGGCCGTATCGATAGACCCGCACTCACACAACCCCGCCTGACCCGTAAGCCCGCCATCGTGCGGGCTTTGTCTTTTCTGCGCCTCGCTCGCCTGGGCGCACGTCCACAACATCGGCCAATGCTGCGCCAGCGCGTATGCGCCCGTGGTCGATAGCCCGTCAATTCCGAAACTCAGTTAGCCGGCACGGCCTGGGCACGCTCGCCCCATGGCCTCGCAGGCTTGCGCGTATGCGCTGATAGCCGCTCGCCGTGGTGTGCGTGGGCACGGCCTGAGCCAAGGTCCGAATGGCCGAAGGTCCGAATAACAGAACGAATCGAATGCAAGGGCTAGGCGCTTCGATCGCCAATCAAGCTAGGGGGATAGCTGGCACGTCCGATGCGCGGCAAGGCGGGCTGATCCGTGCTGCGAGCAGGCCGGAAAACTAGCGAGGAACGGGCAGGCCGGGCGGGTCCCTTCCCGAGCGGGCGGCCTGGCGGGAGGGCGCTGAGCCGCGTTTCGCGATTTTCTGCCGTTTGTGTTGGCGGCGTCTCTTTATTCGGACCTAGACCTTGATTCGGACCTTCGGCCCAACACGAAACCCCGAGTTGCCCCTGAGCAAGTCCGCGATCCGTGCAAACGGCCTGCACGAGACCGACCCCGACTCGTGGGGCCAAGGTCCGGAAAGTCCGAATCGGCACGAAACCTATACCTCCGTCTCTTGGGAAAAAATTTTTCTGTCCTGATTGAGTTTTCTCCCTGATCGCTGAACCCCCTTTTATTCAGACCTATTTGGACCTTGACATCAGAATCTGACAGAAAGTCTTATAAAACAAGGAGTTACAGAAGGTCCGAATAAGGTCCGAATGAAGGTCCGAATGACGGAAAGGTCCGAATAAATTCTGTCGTACGCGATTGGTCGATCCACATCGTGAAACGCGCCACTGCTAAACGGTGACAAAAAAAATCCCCAAAAGCCGTTATTCGGACCTTTTGGGGATTCGGACCTTCGGATCAGACCTTTCGGACCTGATCAGACCTGGCTACAAATCGCACTCGAACCACTCGCGGATTGCGTCGGAACAGACTTCGCCATTGCGGGTGAAGCGCTCGGGGTTCTGCGACCAGAACAGGCGATAGCGCCCGCCGACACGGAATTTGCCGAGCTTCGTGAAGCCCATGTCGGTCAGCAGCTTGTTCAGCTTCTTGGTCTGCGGAATTTCGTCCACGTCGGCATCGAACATCGCCTCGACCAGATCGGTCGCGCTCAGCAGTTCGCGGCTGATCCCCCAATGCATCGACGTGTCCAGCAGGTCTTCGACGGTCTGCTGGTCTTCAGGTTTTGCGAGCATCGCCATGTACCCCTTTGCCCGGCTGTCCGGCGCACGGTTGCCGACCGTGAAGTCCGGGCCGAACTCGTGATTGAGCAGCCAGCCTCGAATGGCGCCGGCCGATTCCTCGATCGCGCTGTACAGCCGCGTGTAGTAGTCCGGGTCGCGGGCCTGGAAAGCCTTCAGTGCGGGCTTCGTCTGAAACCGCGAGAACAGGACGAAGTAGCGGCTGTCGTTCTCCGTCAGCGGCAGGGCGTCCCGGAAGTTGGTCGCCAGAATGTAGGACGACGTGTTCGGGATGTTGTACGGATCGACCCCCTTGCGGTGAATCTCGATCACGTCGTTCGTGATGAGCGGCTTGATCTGGTTCAGCACGTCGTAGCGGTTATGACCGTGCAGCCGGATTTCCTCGACGAAGACGACCTGCTGGCCTTCGGCCCATCCGTTGAAATCGCCCTGGACCGTCTTGGCGTTGAGCATCCGCACGTTCTCGGACCCGAGCACCACGCCGAGCATCACACCGAAGAAGGTCTTGCCGTCACCTTCCGTACCCTGGATCACCACGGCCCACCCTGGCCGCTTGCCGGGGTTCTGGACGATATAGGCGATGTAGTCCAGGAAGATGCGAGCCTCGCGCTCGTCGGTGAACAGATGCGTGAAATGGTTCTTCACGATCTCGATGTTCTGCCGATCCTTCTTCGTAAGCTCGTCGGGCACTTCCGGCACGTTGCGGTCGGTGTAGACGTTCGCGTAGTGGACGCCGTTCATCGTGAACAACTCGTCGAAGCCTGGCATGTACAACCGAGAGGCCGCGATCGGCACCTGGTGGATGTTCAGCGCGACGTGGGCCGGCAGACGTTCCGGATGAGCCCGACCTTCGCTGACATCTTTCTTGGTCAGCATGTACCGCGAATAGGCCGCGTTGAATGCCGTCTGCGTGACGAGCGATAGAGTCCTGAGATTGAAGAACTTGTCGTCGGCCGTCAGATAGACCCAATCCTTCAGCCAGCGCGGCGTGTCCTTGGCTTCGTCGGCCTCGTACCGCACCATGTCGCGAGCGACCTTGATCCCGAGCGTGGCGCCCGTGATGGCCTTGAACCGCTTGCGCAGTGAGTCGATGATCTGCTCGCGTGTCGGCGCGTCGAACTCGATGCGCTTGACCTTGGCCGCGACCTTCTTCAAATCCTCGATCGTCGGCGCCTCGGCGATCTCCGTCGTGACTTCGGTAAGCGCCTCGGTCGCAAGCTCTTCGGCATGCTCCTTCGCGAGCTTGATGATCAGGCGGGCCGTGACCGGTGCGCGGCGCTTGTTGTCCGCGTTGAAGGTCGGCCATTTCTCGTCGAGTGCGTCCGGGTCGTAGTTGTCAGCCGTGCTCGACCACTCGTGCCACCATTCGAGGCCGCGTTCGCCGCCGTCGAACTGGTGATACAGGGCCATGCCGATCTGAAGCCAGGTGTCGTACTCGTCGGCGCCCGGCACCATCAGCAGCTTCGCGTAAAGCTCATCCTCGCTGATGTCCGTCTTCTGCGTGTCCGACGCAAACACGTCGTCGATGTCGTCGGTCATGCGGCTGCGAGAGAGCGCCGGCAGCGTGCTCGCCTTCTTCTTCAGCTTCCACCCACGCTCTTCAGCGACACGCTCGAACTCGGCAATGACGGACTTGGCAGTCTCGACGGTCAGCGTTGGCAGGTCGCCATGATCGGTGACAAGCGGACCATCCTTGTAGAGCCATTCGTACGGCTCACCAGTGTCAGGGTGGATGTGGTATGCGACGAACTGCTGACCATCGCCGAGAATTTCGACGGCATGCTCGTCGCCGAACTCATCGACGAACACCGCCGACTTCATCTTGCGGAAGGGCTCGTCGGTGCGGAACATCAGCAACCGCTTGGGGGCATGGCCGATGCGTACGGGCGCCATCGCCACGTTGCCATGGACCCACTGCTCCATGTGCTCGGCGACTTCCAGATCGCGGATGTCCAGGTCGATCGCAGGCGTATCGGCCGCGAGGATGCCGACACCGCAGGAGCCGTAGCCGTCGTCGAGCCAGTCCAGTAGTTGCTTTTCAGTCGAGCGGATTTTCTCCCATCCGGTGAACGGTGGGCGCTTCTCCCCGCGCTTGATCGGCACGATGTAATAGCCGGCTTGGATCAGGTCCGCACCGTATCGAGCCAAGAAGCCTTTCTTATTTGCTTGGTTCATTGAGCCCTCGGATCGTGAAGGTTTGCCCGAGTGCGATTACGACGACGGCGTGCCGTAGACCTTTGGGTTCATCACGTCGCGAGGGATGACGCCGTGGCCGAGCAGCTTTTCGATGTCGAGAATGACATCGACGGGCAAGCCCTCGTCGTAGCGTCCTTGGCTGACAGCGGAATTCAACGTCTTGCGGTGTCGGCCGATCGCCTCGGACAAGGCATCAACCGATCCTTCGGCCGTTGCCAGGCAGGCGGCATATCGCAACACGTAGCGCATGCGTGCCCGAGCTTGGTCGCTTGCCGGGATGCGATTCATCCATTCCGGGAATTGGAAGTTCGCTTCGCTCATTCTGATCTCCGTTGACTGTGTAATGCGATATCGCGATTGTACGTGATTTCGACTAACCGCTTGGTTCTGTTACAATTTTGCCGTTGCGCGTGCTTGCGATAAACAACAAGTTGGTGTTTAATCCACCTCACGGTGTTCAGCAACAAGACACTGTTTCCAACCTCTCAACCGGAGAAATCATGAGCATCGAAAAACTGTTGGGCGATCTGATCGACGCGGTGAACGCGAACACGGAAGCGCTGAAGGCGGGCGGCGGCGCAGCATCGAGCGGCAAGGGCGGCGCGAGCGACGACGACAAGCCGGCCGGTCGTGGCAAGGGCGGGCGCACTTCGACGAAGAGCGACGACGCACCCAAGTACACCGCCGATCAGGTCAAGGCTGCTGCCGTGAAGGTGAAGGAAGAACTCGGCACGAAGGCCGCCAAAGACCTGATCAAGAAGCACGGCGCCGACGAACTGGCGAAGCTGGACCCGAAGGTCTACGGCGCGTTCATCGACGAAGCGAACGAACTGCTCGCCGGTGGCAACGACGACAACGACGACAAGGACGATCTGTAATCGCCTGTCGGCATAGCCCTAGTGCTCGGGTTCACTCCCGAGCGCTATGTGGCGGCGTCATCGGTCGTTCTCGTCCTTGCGAACACGCTCCCCAAGCTCCCATGCCCCGCAAGACGAGCCTGGTGACGCCACCACATAGCGTTCCCTCAGCAGCCCATGTTCGAAAAGCTCCTTCTCGACTTCCTCGCAAAGCACTACGCCGACGCTGCGCACTCGATCTTTGCGCCGTCGTCGTCGGCGATGTGGCTCACGTGCCCAGGAGCTTTGATCCCGAACCTGCTTGCGCGTGACACGGCCGGTATCGACGCTGCGACCGGCACGGTTGCTCACGACCTGGGTGAGAACTGGTTGAAGTCCGGCGAGCGTCCGGATCACCGTGTCGGCGAGATCATGCAGATCGCCGAGGGCAACACCGTCTTCGACATCGAGATCACGGTCGAAATGCTGAACTTCGTGCAGGAGTACGTGGACTTCTGCTCGTTCATGCCCGGTAAGCACATCGTCGAAGAGCGCGTCTACTTCTCGCGGCTGACGCCGATCGAGAATCAGGGTGGCCGTATGGACTTCGCCGCTCTGATGCGCCGGCTCGCCAAGGTCGTCGATTTGAAGTTCGGCGAAGGGGTTCACGTCGATGCCGCGTACGACCTGGATGATCCGCGCTCGCTGGTGCTGAAGGACGGCGAGCTTGTGCCGAACGGCAACACGCAGGCCATGCTCTACGCCCTGGGCCTGCTGTTCAAGTACGGCGAGGACTATGAACTGGACGAGTTCGAGATCAGCATCGTCCAGCCGCGTCGCGAGAATGTGCAGACGTGGAAGACGACACGAAAGGAACTGCTGCGCTTCGCGAAGTGGGCCAAGGAGCGGGCGCACGACGCCTGGCGCCTGGACGCACCCGTGCGCCCGTCGCCGAAGGCATGCCAGTGGTGCAAGGTGCGGGCGAACTGCCCGGCTTTCCTGAAGATCGCCGAGGATATTTCCAACGAAGCGTTCGCCGATCTCATCGATCCGATCGGGCAGGACGCGGCGGCGGCCGTCTCTGACGCCCTGGAAATCGGACTGTTCGATCCGCAGTTCAAACCGCCCCACCTGCTTTCGACGAAGGGGATGGCGAAAGCGTTGCCGTTCCGTGGCGTGTTCGAAAAGTGGTTCGCAGACGTTGAAGCCGAACTCGAAACTCGCGCCATGGCCGGCGAGAAAGTGCCCGGCCAGAAGTTAGTTGAGGCTCGCTCCAACCGCGTGTTCGAGAGCGAGAAGGCCGCTGTGCGTCGCATGCAGGATGCCGGTGTCCACTGGCTGAACCTGTACACCACGAAATTCATTTCGCCTGCCCAGGCCGAAGACCTGCTGCGCAAGCACGGGATGAAGAAGGCCGATGCTGTAGAATTTCTGAAGGATGTCGTGCGCAAGCCGCCTGGGAAGCCCACGCTGGCGCCTGAGAACGACAAACGTCCTCCGTATTCGCCGGTCGATGAAGGTGTGTTTGACGACCTTTGACGACCGCAATCCGCAGCCTGGTCGGCAACCAGGCATAACCCCGTGAAATCGTGAAACCGTAAAGGTGAGAAAATGGCAAAGTTGGAAGTCGTGAAGAAGGGTGAGAACTTCACCGTGTATCAGGATGGTGAAGGCAATCCCTACATCCGTCTCGACGGCGTTCGTGCGTCCTATCCGTTCCTGGGCACACCTTCGACCGATGAGAACGACGACGGCAAGGAGTCGAAGAAGTGGCGCATTGTCGCGATGCTGCCGAAGAAGACGCACGTCGCGGCGAAGGAAGCCATCGTCGAGATCATCAACAAGCTGACGAAGCAGAACTCGGTCGTGCCGAAGGATCGCTGGTTCATCAAGAACGGCGACGAGTCGGAAGACGAGAATATGCACGGCCACTGGCTCGTGTCGGCTTCCGATGGCCGCTATCGTCCGAAGTGCCGGGACGTGAACGGCCAGGTGATCGACGACATCGACGACATCGACAACACGTTCTATGGCGGCTGTTGGGTGAACGTCCTGATTCGCCCGTGGTTCTTTGACGGAAAGTCGAAGAACTCGAAGAAGCCGCTGCCGAAGCGCGTCTGCGCGGGCATTTCGTCGGTCATGTTTGTCGAAGACGACAAGCCGTTCGGCTCCGGCCGCATCGACGACGACGAAGTGTGGGGCAACGACGACGGTATGGACGACGACGACAATCGTTCGAGCCGTCGTGGTCGCAAGAACGACGATGATGACGATGACGATCTCTGATCGAATTCTCCCGCCACGCCTTCAATGAGGCGAGTTTGCCCGGCCTCGCGCCGGGCTTTTTCTTCTCCGTCGTCATGCGATACTCCGATCCCCGCCCCACCGCCGTTCTCGATACCGAGTGTTACAAGGACTACTGGCTTTGCTATTTCCGCGATGTCGATAGCAATCGACGCCGGTACTTCGAAATGTATCCGGGCCACCCGCTCGACATCGACGGCCTGCGCGGAATGCTTCGCCGCTGGCGCATCGTGACGTTCAACGGCAAGAACTACGACGAGCCGATGATTGCTTTCGCTTTGTCCGGCGCAAGCTGTGGCGAACTCAAACGCGCCAGCGACGGCATCATCCTGGCCGACGTGAGGCCGTGGGAGTTTTACGAGCTTCATGATTGCAGCCCCATTGACGGCATTGATCACATCGACTTGATCGAAGTCGCTCCTGGTCAATCCGGTCTGAAGCAGTACGGCGGGCGCCTCCACAGTCGGCGTATGCAGGACTTGCCGATCGATCCTGATGCGTCGATCACGCCGGAAATGCGACCCATCCTGGTCGATTATTGCGGCAACGACTTGGAAACGACGCTCGATCTCAAGCACGAGTTGCGTGAGCAGATCGCCATCCGCGAGGCAATGAGCGACGAGTACAAGATCGACCTGCGTTCAAAGTCGGATGCGCAGATCGCCGAGGCCGTCATTCGGCATGAAGCCGAGAAGCTGAAGAATCGCCGCATTAAGAAGCCCGATCCGGAACCGGCCGGCCGCTTCTATTACCGACCGCCTGAGTTCATCCGATTCCGCACGAAGGCGATGCAGGATGTGCTCAACCAGGTCTGCCGCATCCCGCTCGTCATCGATCGCAACGGCCGCGTGAAGAAGACCGATGACTTCGAAAAGCTCGAATTCACGATCGGCACGACGAGCTACAAGATGGGGATTGGCGGCCTGCATTCGCAGGAATCCAACCGCTCGGTCTATACCGATGAAGATGCGATCCTCGTGGATGAGGACGTGACGAGCTACTACCCCAAGCTGATCCTCAACAACAACCTGATTCCACCCGCGATCGGCCCGGTATTCCAGACGATCTATCGCGGCATCTATGAGCGCCGTATCGCTGCGAAGAAGGCCAAACAGAAGGCCATTGCCGAAACGCTGAAGATTGTCCTGAACGGCACGTTCGGGAAGCTCGGACAACCGGGCTCGATCCTTTATGCGCCGAAGCAGATGATCACGGTGACGCTCACCGGTCAGCTTTCGTTGCTGATGGCGATCGAGCGTCTGGAAATGCGCGGTATCAAGGTCGTGTCGGCGAACACGGACGGCTTCACGTCCCTCGTTCCTCGCGAGAAAATGGACTTGTTCAAGCTCACGCTCGCCGATTGGGAATGGGAAACGGACTTCGGGCTTGAAGAGCTTCGCTATCGATCGGTGCATTCTCGCGGTATCAACGACTACATCGCGATCCCGTTCAAGTCCATGCTCGACGACGACAAGAACTTAGTTTGGCTGGAAGACGAGATCGACAAACCGAAGCGGAAGGGGACATACGCGCCGTCAGGGCCGGGCCAACCGGCAGCGATGGGGCTGAAGAAGAATCCGTCCGTCGAAATATGCACCGACGCCGTGGTTGAGTATCTGACGAACGGCACGCCGATCGAGGACACGATCGAGGCATGCACCGATATTCGCCGCTTCGTGACAATCCGCCAGGTGCGCGGCGGCGGCGAGAAGGATGGCAAATATCTCGGCAAGTATGTGCGCTGGTATTACGGCGTGGGCGAGCGCGGCGGCATCACCTACCGGGAGAGCGGCAACACCGTCCCGAAGAGCGAGGGCGCGAAGCCGTGCATGGAGCTTCCCGACGCCTTCCCGGAAGACATCGATTACGACTGGTACGCCCGCGAGTGCTACGGCATCCTGAAAGACCTCGGCGTGCGCTTCGTCGATCCAGCCTACCGTGGCCGCTCGGGCACGTCGTATGCCCGGCTACCTGACAAGAAGAACATTCACCTGATCGACCTCTCGACCGGTGTGGCGCTCTGTGGCGCTCAACCGCCTGGCCCGCGAGTGCGATGGGTCGAATATGACGCAATCCCGCAGGGGCATCGCTACTGCGCGAAATGTCGCCGGGAGGACTCGCTATGAACCTGGACGACTACGATGATCTGAAGCTGCCGGACCAGCTCGAAAGCGAAGTCGAAGGTCCGGCCGTCGAATATGCCGAGAGCCGTGGCTGGTTTTGCGCCAAGTTCGTTTCGCCAGGTTTGCGCGGCGTCATGGATCGCATCTTCATCCGCGACGGCCGTGTGCTCTTCGTCGAGTTCAAGCGACCTGGCAAGCGGCCTCGAACGCAGCAGAAGAAGCGCATCGCTGAAATGATCGCGCATGGCGCCGAAGTACATTCGATCGACAATCTCAATGACGCATTCGATCTGTTTCGATGACCTTCAACCTTGACGCCTATCTCGAAAGTAAGTTTTCGCAGGTCATCCGAACCCGCGATGACATGCACGACTACCAGGACCGCATTGCGGTCCCGTTTCTTTTGGCGAACCCGTTCAGCGCACTGTTCGTCGATCTCGGTCTCGGGAAGACCATCAGCGTTCTCACGTTGATCGCCGACCTGCTGAACGAACTGTCATTCGAACGAGCGTTGGTCATCGGCCCGAAGCGGGTGGTCACGCAGACCTGGCCGGATGAAATTCCGCTGTGGTCGCATACGGCCGGTCTGAACGCCGCGCTGATCCGTGACGAGGAATTCCAGGAAGCCGTGCGCATAGCCGGGCGTATCGCGCGTGCGCCGATTGTCGCCGAAGCTCGCGAGGAAGCGATCAAGCGCGGCATCGATCCCGATCTCGATCCGAGCCTGGTTCGGGAAGTCATTTCGGAGTTCGTGAAGCTGCGCGGCGCTGAGATCAAGAAGGCTCGCCTGCGTGCCGCTCGCGTCGAAATCAGGAAGGCGTGTGAGCGCAACCCCGCGTCGATCCACCTGGTCAATCGGGAGCAGGTCGAACAGTTGGTCTACGCATGGGGGCGCGATTGGCCCTACGACGTGGTGATCATCGACGAGTCCACCAGCTTTTCGGACTACAAGACCAATCGGTTTAAGGCTCTGAAGGCGGTACGAAAGGCCGGCTTGATCAAGCGCCTTCACGAACTGACCGCGACGCCAGCCGCTGACGGCTACGAGCAGTTGTTCGCACAACTCTACCTGCTCGACGAAGGTAAGCGCCTCGGAAAGAACATCACGAACTACCGCAACCGGTACTTCATTCGCGGCTACGACGGCTATTCCTGGAAGCTGCGCGAAGGCGCCGAGAAAGAAATCGCCGAGAAGATCAGCGACATTTGCCTGACGCTGAAGGGTGAGGACTACCTGCCGCTCGAAAAGCCGGTGTTCAACCCGCGTTACGTGAAACTGAGTTCCGACGAACTCGCCCTGTACAAGAAGCTGGAACGCGAATTCGTGCTCGAACTCGACGACGGCACCGTGATCGAGGCTGAGACGGCCGGCACGCTCTCAGGGAAGCTCGTCCAACTGGCTTCCGGGTTCGTCTACGACAGTAACAAGGTCACGCATCAGATTCACGACCATAAGATCGAGGAATTGCAGCAGATCGTGGATGAGGCGTGCGGGGAACCGCTGCTGGTCGTCTACTGGTTCAAGCCTTCACTCGACCGCATCAAGAAGGCGTTCCCGAAGGCGGTCGTGATGGACCCTGACGGGAAGTGCGTGAAGCGCTGGAACGAGGGGAAGATCCCCATGCTGCTCGTTCAACCGGCGAGCGCCGGGGACGGCCTGAATCTGCAACGCGGCGGGCACCATATGGTCTTCTTCGATATCCCCTGGTCCCTGCGGCTCTACCTTCAGGTGATAGGCCGGCTCGCCCGCCAGGGGCAGCAGCACCTGGTCATCCTGCACCACATCATCGCGAAGGGGACCATCGACGAGTACGTGGTCGAGTGCTTGCGCGATAAGCGTGACATGCAGGACGCACTTTTCCGCTATCTGAAGGCGGCATGTCGTCGCATGCTGAATCGTTGTGCATAGTGCGCTAAAATGTTGTGCAATTGAATTTGGGCTTGCATAATATCCCCCCATTATGTTGTATGACCACTTCGTCGTTGTAAGGGTCGCAGCATGGTAGGAAAAAAAGCTGAAGGAACTGAAGGTTTTGTGAAGCGGCTGAACCAGGCTTGCGACGACGTGCCCCACATCATTCCACCGCACGGGGAAGGCCGGCAGATCGAACTCGCGAAGCGCATGGGAATGTCGCAGGAAGGAGTTCGGAAATGGTTTGCGGGAGAGGCTATGCCTCGGCGGGCGATGATGCATAAACTCGCCATGCTGCTGGAAGTGGAAGAACCCTGGCTGGCTCTCGGGATAATGCCGGAACTGAGCCGCGAGGAGAAAAAGGTCAATGCTCGCAACGTTGACGGTGCGGTGCTGCTGGTTATGGGATTGCTGACAATGGCAGGCGGTGCGTGCGCGCTACCTGCCGATCATGACGTGCGGAAGGGGTACGTGGACTTCTACGCCATCCTGCGCGGCACACAGATGGCGATCCATGTCAGCCTTGCACGTAACACCGCACCAGGCGTGTTTGAGATCATTCTGCCGCGTGAATACAAGGACGTTCGGACGATTGCCGTGCTGCCTCTCAACAATAATCGGTTTGACTTCCTCGACCTGGATGCGATTCACGTACCAAAATTTTTGTATAGGAAGAGTGGCGCTTACGGCCTTTCGCTGACGAAAGGCCCCGAAGGCACCTACACCGTGGGCGACCTTACGTTGAGGCGCCTGAAACATTTTGGAGAGTTAGCGTGAGCAGCAAGAGCCCGCTGCCTTGGGTTGCACTTAAAGACGTGCATCACGAGTATGGAATGACGCTGGAATCGGCCCGCAACGCTATAGCTGCGGGTCGTTTTCCGGTGCCCACGTACAAACTCGGCAAGCTGATCGTGATCGACCGCGTTGTGCATGAAGAATTTTTTGCCAGCAAGCGCGAGGCCGGTTTGCTCGCCCTGAGAAACAACAAACCGGTGATTCCACAGCCGGAAGGTGATGATCTATGAGCCGAAAACCCGGTCTTGGCGCAAAGGCCATGGACGACGACGGTCGGTCCATGCTGTACGACGGCTGTAGCAAGTCTCAACTCGGTACGCTGTTTGGCATCGATAAGAGAGAGATCGACGAGAAGATTCGCGATGTGCCGCCGAGCGGGGAGCGCATGGGCTACCCGATCTGGCGTATTAAAGACGTTGCTCCTTATTTGGTTCCAGCACAAGGCGACTTTGAAGAGGCGATCAAGAAGATGTCGCCGAAAGACTTGCCGCCGCTTTTGACAAAAGAGTTTTGGCAAGCGCAGCACGCCCGCCTCAAGTTCGAAGAAGACCAGGGTGATCTTTGGCGTACCGGCGACGTGATCGAGAAGCTGAGCGAAGTCTTTAAGGTGCTTCGCATGAACCTGCTGCTGATGAACGATCAGGTCGAGCGCCAAACTCAGTTGACCGAAAAGCAGCGTCACATCATCCAAGAGTTGATCGACAGCACGTTGAATCAGCTTGCCGACAACCTCGTTAATGCCTTCAAAAATGAGCCAGACCGAAAGCACGACTCAGGATGGACAGACCCCATCGAAGCAGACCCGGCCGAAGGGCTTTAAGTCGCTCGGTCACATCGTCTGCACCCTGGCCGACATGCTTCGGCCGCCCGAACGGCTGACGATCTCGGAAGCGTCGGAGAAGTACGTCTATCTGAACAACCCTGGCGCCTATATCGGCCCGTTCAAGACCTCGATGGTCTGGTACATGATCGAGCCGATGAACGAGCTTGCTTCTCGCAGCAAGAAGGGCCTGGTGTTCGTCGGCAGTGCGCAGTCGTCCAAGACGCAGAGCCTGATCCTGAACTGGCTGGCTTACACCGTCACGGTCGATCCGATGGACTTTCTGCTGTTCTGTCCGACCAAAGGCGCCGCCCGCGACTTCTCGATGCGCCGCGTCGATCGTATGCACCGGGACAGCCCGCTCGTCGGCCGTCGTCTGCTCAAACAGCGCGACGCCGACAACAAGTTCGACAAGCTGTACGACAGCGGGATCATGCTGTCGTTGGCCCATCCGTCCGTCACCGAAATGGCGGGCCGGCCGGTTCCACGTGTCGCGCTCACCGACTACGACCGGATGGACGACGACATCGGCGGCGATGGTGCGCCATTCGATCTCGCCAGCAAGCGGACGACGACGTTCGGCTCGTTCGCAATGACCCTGGCCGAATCCTCCCCGTCGAAACCGATCACCGATCCGAAGTACATCCCGAAGACCAAGCACGAGGCGCCACCTGCGAACGGCATCCTCGGTCTATACAATCGCGGGGATCGCCGTCGCCGTTACTGGCCGTGCCCAGGCTGCGGCGAGTATTTCGAGCCGAACTTCAAGATGATGCGGTGGGACACGTCGGCCCCGAACAAGACCGCCGCTGGTGAATCCGCACGTCTGCATTGCCCGCACTGCGATTACGGCATTCACCCCGATCAGCGCAACGAATGCGACATGTGGGGAGAGTGGATCAAGGACGGCCAGACCATCGACAAGAACGGCGTGATCCACGGCGAAGACCCGCGCACACCTATCGCCTCGTTCTGGCTCAACGGTGTCATCGCATCGTTCATTTCGTGGCAGGACTTGGTGGTCAACTATCTGACCGCTGAAGAGGAATATGAGCGCACGGGCAGCGAAGAATCGCTGAAGAAATTCTTCAACAACGACCTAGGCGAGCCCTACTTGCCGAAGGCGCTCGACAGCGAACGCCTGCCTGAAGTGTTGAAGTCCCGCGCGGAGAACCTGCCGACACAGGCCGTCGAAGACGACGAAGAAATGGTGCAGCGTCTCGTGCAGGGCGACCGCGACGCCTTTCGTCCTATGGTGCCGGCCGGCGTGCGCTTCCTGATTGCGCTCGTTGACGTGCAGAAGAACATGTTCGTCGTGCAGGTCTTCGGCATCCTGCCAGGCCAACCGTTCGATACCGTGTTGATCGACCGCTTCAACATCGTGAAGTCACGCCGGCTCGACGACAGCGGGGAACATCTGTGGGTCAAGCCGGCATCGTATCTCGACGATTGGGATCGCATCACCGAAGAAGTGATCAACCGAAGCTACCCGCTCAGCGATGGCTCCGGCCGGTCGATGATGATCAAGATGACCGGCTGTGACTCGGGTGGTAAGGCGGGCGTGACCACGAATGCCTACAACTACTATCGAAAGCTGCGGCAGGAAGGGCTCACCGGCCGCTTCCATCTTGTGAAGGGCGATCACACACCAGGAGCCCCGCGCACGCGCATCAGCTACCCCGACTCGAACCGGAAGGACAAGTTCGCGGCAGCACGCGGCGACGTGCCGGTTCTGATGCTGAATTCGAACGCGCTGAAGGATGCCCTGGCCGGGCGCCTCGAATGCATCGAGCCTGGCAACGGCCTGTACCGAATGGCCGACTGGCTGCCCGATTTCGTCTACACCGAACTCTGCGTGGAAGTGCGCACGACGAAGGGTTGGGAGAACCCGACGAACTCGCGCAACGAAGCCTGGGACTTGTCCTACTATGCGCTCGGCCTGTGCGCTTCGTCCCTGCTACTGGTCGAACAGATGAATTGGGACAAGCCGCCCGCCTGGGCTGCCGAGTGGGATGAAAACTCGCTTGTGACCGCGCCGAACGAGGCGAAGCGCTTCATCCGGCAGGAGGCCGGCAGCTACGACTTCGGCAAGCTGGCGGTGAACCTAGCGTGATCTGACAGTCACTCTATCGCTATCAGCGAATCCAGATCACACCGGGTAAAACAACATTCGGTTGACGAAACAACAGGATAGTGACTAGTATTGCGCAAACTTGGGGCGTTGGGCGCCCAACTCACTTTTCAAAGACGACATCATGGCCTGCGACCCGACACGACTCCAAGCGGCAAAAGACGCATACGACAAGCTCATGACCGGCAAGATGGCCCGCGTGGTCGTCGATCAGAACGGCGAGCGGGTCGAATTTGTAGCCGCCAACGCGCAGCGCTTGCTGGCCTACATCCAGTCGCTTGAGGCCGATTGCGCCGCCGAGGCGAGCGGCGCCGCACGTGCCCGTGGGCCGTTCAACTTCGTGTTCTGACGCACCCGGTTTATGGATGCTCTCGTCACTCCCACTCGCATCAAGGTAGAGCCGGTCACTGGCGCGGAGCAATCCGCCATGGGCGGCGGCGGCCTTCAGGGCGCTCAGCGTCTGTCCCGCGAAACCTTGACCTGGAATCCGTCGATGCGTTCGCCGGATCAGGTGATCAACATCGCCAAGCCGACCGCCGACGCCCGTGGCCGGGACATGGTGTGGAATGACGGCAATGCCATCGGCGCCGTCGCGGTTCACAAGGATTCCATCGTCGGTGCGTTCTATCGTCTGAACGCGCAGCCGAACTGGCGCGTGCTCGGCGCCGATGAGGGGTGGGCCGAAGAATTCCAGAAGGTCATCGAGGCGCGGTTCAACCTGCTATCCGAGTCGCCGGCCTGCTGGCTGGACGCGGCCGGCACCAACACCTTCACCGGACTCATCCGCCTCGCCGTAGGCGGATTTGTCTATACGGGCGAAGTGCTCGCGACCGCCGAATGGCTGCGTTCCGCCCGTCGTCCGATCAATACCGCGATCCAACTCGTCTCACCCGACCGCCTGTCGAACCCTGACGGCGTGGCCGACGATCGCTTCCTGCGTCGCGGCGTGCGTCGTGACCGCTATGGCAAGCCGCTGAGCTATTTCATCCGCAAGGCGTACCCGACCGAAATCTACGACGACCTGGCTTACCAGTGGGCAGAGATTCCGGCCGAGAAGCCCTGGGGTCGCAAGCAGGTCATCCACATCATCGAGCAGATGATGCCCGACCAGACGCGCGGCGTGGCCGACATGGTGGCCGTGCTCAAAGACATGCGGATGACGAAGAACTTCAAGGAGATCACGCTTCAGAACGCGGTGATCAACGCTTCGTTTGCCGCTGCGATCGAGTCCGAGCTTCCGCCCGATGCCGTCTATCAGACCCTGGGCGGCGGTCAGGAAAGCTGGATCGATAAGGTCGGCCAGTACATGGAGGCGCTGAACAAATATCTCGGGTCGGCCAGCAACATCAAGATCGACGGTGCGAAGATTCCGCACCTGTTCCCCGGCACGAAGTTGAACATGACGCCGATGGGGACGCCGGGCGGCGTGGGTACGGGCTTCGAAGAGTCCCTGCACCGGCACATCGCGGCCGGCCTTGGCCTGTCGTACGAGGAATTCTCGCGGGACTTCTCCAAGACCAGCTATTCGTCGGCCCGCGCGAGCATGGTCACGACCTGGCGCTTCATGCAGAGCCGCAAGAAGGCGGTGGCCGACCGTCTGGCGAGCGCGATCTACGCGCTGGTGCTTGAAGAGGAAATCAACGCCCGCCGTGTGCCGCTGCCGAAGGGCAAGAGCCCGTCGCACTTCTACGAGCCGCTGATGAAGGAAGCGTACTGCGCGTGCTCGTGGATCGGCGCCAGCCGTGGTCAGATCGACGAACTGAAGGAAACGCAAGCCGCCATTCTGCGCATCAAGTCGGGTCTGTCCACCTACGAGGCTGAGGCGGCCAAGCTCGGCAGCGACTGGCGCGAATTGTTCGAACAGCGTGCCCGTGAAGAAGGCATCATCAAGGCCAAGGGTCTCGCCTTTTCGCTGGACGCTCAGCAGCAAGGCAAGAACGCCGCACAGAACACGCTTTCCAATGACCCGGCTGGCGACAAGTCGCAGTCGGACGCCACCTTTGAGGACGATAACCAATGAGCGCGACCCGCAATTCCGCGCGGCTGAATGTACGCGCGATCATCGACGGCATGAACATGAAGGCGGCAATGATCGCGCCGCATTACAGCGGCCTCGCGTCCGCGCTTCAGGAGTTCGCCGAGGCCGACCGTGGCCTGGAAGAAGCCGCCTGGGAATCCCGGAAGAACGACCTGACGATGGCTTACGGCTTCGGCCCGTCGAACACGGACAAGCCGTTTGCCTTCGCGAGCGGCATCGCCATCATCCCGGTCCACGGTGTGCTGATCAACCGCTTCTCGTATTCGTGGGGCTTTGTCACCGGGTACAATTTCATCCGCTCGCAATACGACGCGGCGGTGAACGACGATGACGTGAAGCTGATCGTCTTCGACTGCAACAGCTACGGCGGCATGGTCGCCGGCTGCTTCGAAACCGCCGATGAAATCTTTGCCGGCCGCGACAAGAAGCCGTCGCTGGCAATGGTCGATTCGAACTCGTTTTCGGCCTGCTACGCGATCGCCAGTGCCGCATCGAAGATGGTCGTCACGCCGTCGTCTGGCGTGGGCAGCATCGGCGTGGTCGCCATGCACGTGAACTTCGGTGCCATGCTGAAGGAAGCCGGCATCGAGATCGAGTTCATCTATGCAGGTGCGCACAAGGTTGACGGCAACCCTTACGAATCGCTGCCGCCTGACGTGCGCAAGTCGATCCAGACCAGCATCAACAAGAGCTACGCGACGTTCGTGAACGCCGTAGCGCGTAATCGCAATATTTCGGCCGATGCAGTGCGGGCCACCGAGGCGCAGACGTACGACGCCGAAGATGCCCTGGCGCTCGGCCTTATTGACGCCATTCAGTCGCCGGCAACGGCGCTTGAAGCGTACCTCGACGAGCTTTCCGGCTCGGATGATCAAGACCAACAGGAGCAAGAAATGTCTGAAAAGACCACTCAGCCGGGCGCGGAAGGCCAAACCTCGGCAATCGACGAAACTGCCGTTGCGGCTTCCGCCCGCACGGCCGAGCGCGAGCGCATGGCCGCGATCCTCAACTGCGAGGAAGCCGCCGACAAGCCCAAGCTGGCGAACCACCTGGCGCTGAACACGGACATGTCGGCTGAAGCCGCCAAGGCCGTGCTCGCCGCTGCGGCTCCCGAGCGCGAACCGAAGGCTGCCGCTGAAGACCAGAACCACTTCGCTGCGGTGATGAACGCCAGCAAGCATCCGGAAGTCGGCGCAGGCGGTGGTGAAAGCGACCCTGCTGCTACCGGCGCTCCGGTGAAGGCGGCTTCGCGCATCCTGGCCGCGCAGGAGAAGGCCACGGGTCGTCAGGTCACGAAGCACTGACGCGCCGCGCAACAACGATCCACGGGCGTGACACTTCGCTGACGCGCTCATCGCAAACTCAGTTTCAGGAGAAACATCATGGCAATGACGCCTTCCCCGAACGACCTGGCCGGCAACGGCTCGTATGGTGGCTACACCCCGTTCCAGCTTTTCGCTGGCGAGAAGGAGATCGTGACGAACCACGATCCGGTGGCTCCGAACACGGCGATCCAGAAGTACCAGGTGATCGCCAAGAACGCCGCAGGTCAGATCGTGCCGCACAACCCGGCTGCCGCAGACACCACGAAGGTCGCTATCGGCGTGGCCGCGCAACCGCTCGCATCGACGGCATCGGCCGTGTCGATCCCGTACTACGTCAGCGCCTTCTTCAATCACGAAGCGCTGGTGTGGGATGCCACGCTGACCACGCTCGCGCAGCGCAAGGCGGCCTTCCAGGGCACCGAAATCCAGATCGGCTCGCTGTACGGCTGATTCCCATCAACCGTCGTCAGCAGCACTGACCATCAATTCGGCCGCTTGCGGCAAGGAGAAACGAAATGTTCGAAATCTACAATACCGCCGAACTCATCGAAGTTCTGCGCGTCCAGCAAGGCATCCCGACCTACTGGCTGAACTACTTCCCGCGCGTCATCACGTCCGACCGGGAAGAGATCGTCTTCGATCAAATCACCGATGGCACCCGCCGTCTGGCCCCCTTTGTCGCTCCGAACGTGCAGGGTCGCGTTCTGCGTGAGAAGGGTTACACGACCAAGACCTTCCGCCCGGCCTACGTCAAGCCGAAGCACGTGGTCGATCCGTCCCGCGCGATCCCGCGCCTGGCTGGCGAAGCGATCGGCGGCGAAATGTCGATGCAGGAGCGCTACGACGCCGTGGTCGCCGAGAACCTGCGGATGGAAAAGGTCATGATCCAGAACCGCTTGGAGTGGATGGGCTGCCGCGCACTGGTCGATGGCTCGGTCGTTGTCGTCGGTGAAGACTATCCGGCTGTCACGGTGGACTTCGGTCGCGACCCGTCGCTGTCGATGGTTGTCACGGGCGGTGCGACGACCTGGGCTGACCCGCTGAAGGACATCGAAGATCAGCGCCGCAAGGTCAATCGCCTGGCGAGTTCGACGATCACGCGCCTGACGTTCGGATTGGATGCTTGGGATCGTTTCAGCGAGAATCCGAAGGTTCAGGCGCTGCTCGATACCCGCTATCGCGGCAGCGACACCGTGTACAACACGGCCGTTCCGGATGCGACGCCCTACGAATTCCGGGGCATCATTTCCGGCCAGAACGGCATCGGCCGCCTCGAACTGTACACGTACAGCGCGCAGTTCGAAGACGAGACGGGCACCCTGACGGACATGCTGGACTCGAACACCGTGGTCGGCACCGGCCCCGGCATCGACGGCGTGCGCTGCTTCGGCGCGATCCGCGACAAGCGTGCAGGTCTGCAAGCGCTCGAAATGTTCCCGAAGATGTGGGACGTGGAAGACCCGAGCGCGACCTACACGATGACGCAGAGCGCCCCGCTGATGGTCCCGGCGCAGCCGAACGGCTCGTTCACGATCAAGCTGGCCTGATCCACGTAGCGACGGCCCGCTTCGGCGGGTCGTGTTTCACCAACTCATTTCGAACCCAAAGGAGCCATCATGGCAAAGAAGCTGATCAACGAAACCGTCGTCCTGCAACGCGACGGCAAGCGCGTAGTGCCGGAAATCGGCAAGCTGTTCGACCTGACCGCCGACGAGATCAAGTCGATCTCGGCTGTTCGTCCGCAGGCGATCTCGGACGTTGAAGCGCCGGAAACCGATCCGAAGTCCGACGAGTCCGCCAGCAAGCCGGCCGGCAAGGGCAAGAAGGGCGCGGACGATCTCTGATCGAGAATCGACATGTCCTGGCGTGAACAGAAACGTGAGGCCCGGCGCATCGTGCATGAGACAATGCAGATCGAGGCGCAATACTACTCGTCGCGAGGCGCCGCGCCCACGACTGTTCACGTCCGCTTGCAAACCAAATTCGACTTGATCGGTGACAACCGCAGCATGGGTTGGGCCGAAATGCAGGCAATCAAGCCGCGTTTGGTTTTCATGCGGGAAGAGAAAGAGCCGGCGAACGGCGCAATCGTCTGGTTTCAGGTCGGCGAAGCCTATCGCATCGACAACACGCTGAAGCCCGACGACATCACGCGCACGGTGGAAGTGACGCTGCTCACGCCGAAGCAATACGCAGAAGAGGGGCTACCGACATGAGCGGCTATGTCATCGTCGCCGACCGCAATGCGTCAGTCGTACGGCGTTCCGGCCGCCTCGGCAGCACGACGTATGCCCTGGTCGCCGATAGCATGGCCGACGCGCTCGATGCCAACGCCCTGAATGAGCGCATCATCGTTGCGGCCCGCCAGGCGATCAACCGCACGCTCGATCGTGCCCGCACGGCGGCGGCCCGTGCCATTCGCGATCAAGTCGCCTTTCCGGCGAGCTACCTGACCGGTGCCGAGTCGAAGCTGACCGTCTCGCAACGCGCGTCGAACGAAAACCTGGAAGGACGCATCACCGGCCGCCAACGCGCCACGTCGCTTGCTCGGTTTGCGCGTGAGAGCGACCCGAGCGCTGTTCGCAAGAAGGGCGGTGTCACCGTGCAGGTGAAACCGGGCGAGGCGAAGTTCATGAAGGGCGCCTTCCTGGTCAAGCTGCGCGCGGGCAGCGCGAAGACCGACACGAAGTTCAATCTCGGCATCGCGATCCGTCTGAAGCCCGGCGAGAGCATCCGCAACAAGCGCGAAATGCAGCAACTCGATCACAACGTCTATCTGCTCTACGGGCCGTCCGTGGATCAGGTCTTCAACGACGTTCGCTACGACATTGGTCCGAACATGGTGAGCTATCTCGAAACTGAGTTTCGCCGTCTTCTCGATGTGCGGGGTGCATGATGGCTTCTGACCGTCCATTCCGCCTGCGTGTGCTCGATGGTGTCACGAACACGCTCAAAAGCATTACAATCGCGAACGGCTACAAGTTCGACCTGGCGGATTCAGTTTTCCGTGGACGCCTGATCTTCGGCGACAACGATCCTGTCCCGCTGGTGGCTGTAAATGAAGCCCCGCTGCCTGAATCGCCCACGCCGGCAAGGCCGGCATCCGGGACATGGGAAGGGCCGTGGGAATTGATGATTCAAGGGTGGGTGGACGACGACAATCTCAACCCCACCGACCCCGCGCATTTTCTGATGGCCGATGTTCGCCGGGCGCTCGCGAAGGAGCGTCGAGAGCAACTGCGGCCAGGAAGAGGGAACAACATGTTCGGCATGGGGGGTCGAGTGATCGACTTCCAGATCGGAGCAAGTCTTGTCCGACCCGCCGAAGAACATGTGAACGAACTGGCAAACTTCATTTTGTCGGTGACGCTGCAAATCGCAGAAGACATGAATGACCCCTACGCATAGTTGGGTGATTTCTTTTCCTTTGTTCAAACAAGAGAGGACATCATGGAACAGATGAACTACACCCTCGGTCGCGGGGAGTTGTACTTCAACAAATTCAAGCCCGGCACGCAGGTCGGCATGGGTGAGCGCTACATCGGCAACACCCCGGCCGCCACGATCAACGTGCAGTCGGACAACCTCGACCACTACAACAGCGACCGTGGCGTGAAGGAAAAGGACGCTTCTGTGGTTCTGCAAACGAACCGTACGGGCTCGTTCACGACCGACCACATCGCGCCCGAGAACCTGGCCCTGTTCTTCTTCGGCAGCGTGAACGCGCTGACCGTGGCTGCTGCGACGGCGCTGGCGATCAGCTTCGACGCGGTGCACGTGGGCTACTTCTACCAGCTTGGCGAGTCGGCCGCGCACCCGACCGGCGACCGTAACGTGACGAACGTCGTTCTGACCGACGACAAGACGCCGACGCCGACCCCGCTGGTACTCGGCACGGACTACATGCTGAACGCCGAACTCGGCCGCATCGAAATCCTGGACGGCCCGAACATCGTGGACGGCACGACCAACATTCGCGGCACGTACGACGTGCAGGCTTCGACGCGCGAACTGATCATGTCGGGCACGACGCCGGTTGAAGGCTCGCTGCGCTACATCGCGCAGAACCCGGTCGGTCGCAAGATCGACTACTTCATGCCGTGGGTGAAGCTGAGCCCGAACGGCGATTTCGCGCTGAAGGGCGACGAGTGGCAGCAAATCCCCTTCAACATCGAAATCCTGCGTCGCACCGGCTACGAGGCGATCTACGCCGATGGCCGCGCCTTGACGGCATAACCAGGGGACGGACATGGGTCTGAAAGACTTGCGGATTCCGACCGAGACCGTCGAAGTGCCGGGCGGTGGTGAGTTTGCCGTGCGCGGGTTGTCGTTCGTCGATCTTCGCCTGCTGGTGTCGAAGCACGCCAGCGAACTGGCCGAGTTCTTCGATCTGGTAGCCAACGGCAGCGGCGAACTCGCCATCACGAACGCCGCAGCGGTCGCGGGGCAGTTTATCAACGATGCCCCGGCCATCGCGGCTGAAGTGATTGCGCTGGCGAGCGGCGAGAAGGATGTGTTCGAGATCGCCCTGGCGCTTCCGTTTCCCGTGCAGGTGGATGCACTGACCAAGATCGGGAAACTGACTTTCGCTTCGGAGGACTCCGCAAAAAAGTTCCTTCAGACCGTCCGCAGTCTGATCACGGTGGTTCAGAGCAGCGACCAGAAAAGCTGACTCTCACCGAGTGGTTGTGGGGCATTCGCCGGCAGATCAGCCTTCTAATCTCGGAAGGCCACGCGGATGCCCCGCATTACCCGATCGGGATGGTGTGGGATGAATCACGGCTTGCTGTCGAGAGGATCAATCGATTCCACGCGACGCAAGCCGTTCTCACACAGCAGGCGGTCTCCGCGCTTTTGTCGAAGGACGGGGCGAAGGAATTCAGAAAAACGATCACCGGACTGAACGAAAATGGCTAACAAGGGTGATGTCGATCTCGTAATCCGAGCAAAGAACGAGGCGGGAAAGTCGCTCGATGCGATTTCGAAAGCCCTTGACGATCTCGACAAGAAGCAGAACGCCGTGGGCGGCTCTGCGGACAAGGCTGGCAACCTTCTCGATCAATTCGCGAAGACTGCCGGCCTTGTTGCTTCTGCATACCAGCGTCTGAAGTCGGACGCGGATCGTGCGGCGGAAGCGTTCAGCCGGCAGGAAGCAACCCTGGCTGAGAACAAGGCCGCTTATGCCGCCCTGGTCGGGCAGTTGGAAGCCGCCGAGCGCGTGCAGAAACGCATGGCGAGCTTTGTCGGCCCCATGCCGAAGGGCAGCGAGAAGCAAGCTCAGTTGGTTGCGAAGGCGTACACCGACCTGAACAACCAGGCGCAAAAGCTGGCGGCAACAATTGATCGCCAGGAAGCCGATCTCAAGCAGTCGTTTTACGCCTTCCAGGAAGTCTCTGGTGGCGCCGATCAGGCAGCCGCTGCTCTCGAACGTGTGCGCGCTGCTCATCAACGTGCTGCTGATGCCGCCGCCGCTGATGCAGCCGCGCAGCAGCGTGCAGCCGCCATGCAGGATCGAATTGCCCAAAGCAATCGAAACTTCGAAGAAACTTTGAAGGCTCGTCGCGCCGCTGAAGCTGCCAGCGCGGCTGAGAGCGCCAGGCTAATTCAGGAGAGGAACGCCGCAACGGCCGCCCGCCGTCCGGCTTTGGAAGTGCGCCGCGACCTGACGAACGCTCTCGGCACGGCCGTAGGCGGTCAAGCCGCCGCGCAGGCGCAGATCAAAGCCTTGGCCGATCAGCAGGCGGCAGGGCAGGCCCTGTCGTCCGAACAGGTCGCGCAGATGGCCCGTTCGACGGCCTATGCTGGTGCCTACAAGCAGGCTGTCAACGAACTTCGCATCGCCATCGAACTGTACAACCGGGTGCTGCGCGACAGCGGCGCTACGCAGGCGCAAATCACCGCTGCACAGCAGCGTGCGCAAGCAACACTGGCCGGCGTAACCAACCTGATGCGCCAGACCACGGCTTCCGTGCGGGAAACCGGCGCAGCGCAGCGCGAGAAGGTCTCCGTCACGCAAGAGGAAGAACAGGCCAACAAGAAGCTCGACAATGCGCTGCAAAGCCTGTTCTCGAACTCGCGCCGGTCGCTGTCTCTGTACCAGCGCTGGCGCGGTGAAGTGCTCTCGCTCATTAGCGGCTACGTCGGCCTGATGGCCGCCATCCAGGGCGTGAACCAGGTTCTGCAAGCCTCGATGCAGATGCAAGGAGCGCAATCGCGTCTGAACGTGGTCACGGGCGGCGACGCCAGCAAGACCGCCGCCGAAATGGCGTGGGTCGTGAAGGAAGCCGACCGCCTAGGCATCGCGCTCGACGTGCTCAGCGGCGAGTGGTCGAAGTTTGCGGTCGCGGCTACTGCGTCGAATTTCACGATTGTTGAAGCCCGCAAAATCTTCATGTCGGTGGCCGAGGCTGGCCGTGTTCTGAAGCTCGATTCGACATCGATGTCTCAAGCCTTCCTGGCTCTGACGCAGATGATGTCGAAGGGCACCATTCAGATGGAAGAGCTTCGCCAGCAGCTTGGCGAGCACATTCCCGGCGCTTTCGCGATGATGGCGAAGGCCGTTGGCGTGTCCGGGGCCGAACTGACGAAGATGATGGAGAAGGGTCAGCTTTCGAGCGACTACCTTCTGAAGTTTGCCGACACGCTCGATGAGCGGTACGGCAAGCAACTGCCAAACTCACTTCGCTCGACACAGGCTGAAATCGGTCGGTTCCAAGCCAATTTGACCGTGGCCCTGAACGCCATCGCCGAGGCCGGCGTACTCGACGCCTTCACCGAAGCCTTGCGCAAGCTGACCGATATGCTGCGCGGCGATGAGGCGAAAGTCTGGTTCCAACGCATCGGCGCGGCTGTCGGCGGGGTCATCAAGATTCTGATGTCCATCGTGGACAACATCGACCTGATCATCGCAGGCTTCACAGCATTGGCCGGCGCCAAGGGCGTGGGGTACGTCGTATCGCTGACCCAAGCCATCATTTCGATGGTCGCGGCTATGCGTGGCGCGGCGACTGCGGGCGCGGCGCTGAGCCTCGGTCTTGCGGGCCTGGGCGGCCCGATCGGTCTTGCCATCGGCGTGCTTGCTGGTGCTTTCGCCTATCTGACGCTGCGTGTGTCGGAAAGCGAAAAAGCGATGGAATCGGCCAAGCGGGTTAGCGACGAGATCGTGAACAGCTACCGCATGGGCGCGAAGACCACGCAGGACTACGCCGAAGCCCTGAAGGGCATGTCGAACCTGCAAATCGAACGCTCGTTGGATGCGCTGAAGAAGAAGCTGGCCGACGCAACGAACGACCTCGGTTCGGGCCTACAGCAAACGTTCGTGGATGACTTCGGTCGTGTGATCGAACTGCCGATCGACGCCAAGACCAAGCAGTTCAAGGATTTGGTTGACGGCGTTAAGAGCGGCCAAATCCCATTGTCCGAGTTCAAGAAGCGTCTCGACGAGATCGCCAAGAACAACCCGGACATGAAGGAATTGGCGCTGCGTCTGCAAGACCAGGCCGAGGAAGCGATCAAGACCGACACGGCGCTTCGCCGTTTCGAAGCGTCTCTGCGCCTGACGCGCGGCACGGCAACTGATGCCGACAAGGCACTGCTCGGCGTTGCCAAAGCCGTGGGCGATACTGGCGACAGCCTGGAAACGGCTGCGGCCAAGGCCGAACGGTTCCGCACCGCAATGGACAATCTCGGGAAGAACATCCCCGAGATCAAGAGGAAGCTCGATCTCGATGCCAGCCTGAAGGCCGTCGATCTCGACCTGGCCGCAGCGCTGCAAAACGCAGGCAATGACGAGTCTCTGCAAAAGGCCGCCAGGGACCGCGCAGAGCAAGCCAAAGCGGCGCTCCGCAAAGCCTACGACGAATCTCTGATCAGTGAGTTCGGCAAGAACGACGCGATGCTGCAAAGCGTGAACCTGCTGAAGCAGTTCGAGGGGTTCAAGTCACAGGCGTATTGGGATGTGAACGCCTACCGCGTCGGCTACGGGTCAAGCACGACAACGGCCTCGGATGGAACCGTGCGCCGTGTGACGCAAGACACCACGACGACGGAAGTGGACGCTCTGCGCGACCTGGTGCGTCGCATCGGCGAATTCCAGGACGTGATCAAGACGCAGATCGGTTCCGAGCGTTTCGGCGCCTTCACGGCACCGCAACAGGCCGCGCTCACATCGCTCGCCTACAACTACGGCAGCCTGCCGAAAGACATCGTGCAGGCGATCAAGACCGGCAACAACGAAGCCATCGCCGCAGCGATCCGTAACCGCGCGTCTGACAATGGCGGCGTCAATGCTGGCCGGCGCAACCGTGAGGCCGACATCCTTGCGCTGCCGAGTCCCGAAGTGGACGCGCTGCTCGGCAAGCAGGCTCAGGCCCGTCAGGATCGCGTCACCAAGGTCATCGAAGACCTGGCGATCAGCCTGAAGGAAGCGAAGCTCGGCGAACGCGACAAGTTCATCGAAGAGGCGCTGAAGAAGGCGCAGCCGACCGACGTGAACGCGCCGCGTCTCACGCCCGAGCAGGAAGCAAGCGTGCGCGAGCAGGCGGGCCAGACCTTCGATGCGAAGCAAGCCCTGGTTGTGCAGCAGAAGATCGTCGATCTCGAACGCCAACTGGCCGAGAGCAAGGCCGGCACGAACCGTCAGGAGTTCATCGAAGTCGAAGCGCGCAAGCAGAAGATCGACCTGCTGACCCAGGAAGGGCAGAAGTGGGCGGCGTTGCAGGGCCAGGTGTGGGATCGCGCAAACGCGGAGAAGTCCGTGAACGATCTCATGGCCGTGCGCAAGCAACTGCAAGACCAACTGCTGTTCGAGCAGAACCAAGGCAACACGGGCGCCGCGCAGGCCACGCAAGAAGCGCTCAACGGCATCAACGACCAACTGCGGGTAGCCATCGGCAACGCCATCAAGTTTTGGGAGTCGATGAGCCCGGATACCAATCCGCAGGCCAAGAACGCCATCCTGAACCTTCAGAATATGAAGGCGACGATCGATCTCGGGGCCAAGAGAACTCTCGATGCCAAGCAGATCAACGAGTCGTTCACAAGCGGCGCCGTGCAAGGCTTCGACAGCATCGCCGAGGCCATGGCCGGATGGCTTGATGGCACGAAGAGCGGCAAGGAAGCCCTGATGGGTATCCGCAATGCTTTCCTGAAGTTCGCAGCGGACTTCCTGAAGCAGATCGCCAACATGATCTTGCAGCAGATCATCTTCAACGCGGTCAGCGGGGCGGCGAGCGGCGGCAGTGGCGCTGGCGGCATTGGTGGTGCCATTGCCGGTGCTTTGTCGTCTGCTGCCGTGATGCACAGCGGCGGCACGGTCGGATCGGCCGGCCGTAGCCGCACGGTGTCAACGGCCATGTTCGCGGGTGCTGTGCGCTATCATACGGGTGGTTTTGCCGGCCTTCAGCCTGGCGAAGTCCCTGCCGTGTTGCAGCGAGGCGAAGAAGTCCTGGCCCGCAACGATCCGCGCAACATGCTGAACGGTGGCGGATCGAGCCAGTCGCCAGTTACCCCGCGCATCGTGAACGTGCTCGATCCGTCGCTGGTTCAAGACCACCTGGAAAGTAGCGCGGGCGAACAGGTTCTCGTCAACGTGATCCGGCGCAACGGCGCTTCCATCAAACAAATTCTGAGCGAGGCTTGACGTGGCACTCACCACAGGAACCGCGACAAACTACTTCGACCTGCTCGATAAGCTGCGGCAATGGCTGACCGGCACGGCAGGATGGACGCAACTCGCATGGGCGCCGGGGGCCAATCCGCTGACGACGGACTCTTCGTTTTTGTCGGTGCGCGGACCCGGTTCTGGCGCCGGCCGCGAAACCTACGTCAACATCAAGGCCACCCCTAACACCGCGTCAGGTTTTTACTCCTGGGCAGTGTCATCCGCTGTCGGCTACCAGGCGGCGGCTTCGTGGGGCAGTCAACCGGGCGAGGGCAGTCCGGCGTACTTCAACACGTGGCAGAACGCGATCGGCTATTGGTTTTATGCGAACGACCGCCGCTTCATCGTGGTCGCGAAATGTTCGACCATCTATGTGAGCCTGTACGCCGGCTTCATCCTGCCGTGGGCGCAACCGGACCAGTACCCGTTCCCGCTTCTCGTTGCGGCCGATTATCGTCAACCCACTTCGTATAACACCGTGAACTCGGCACGACGGATGTTCTGCGATCCCGGCGCGTCTGGCGTGGCAAGCGCCGCTGCGTTTTGCCGAGACCCATCGGGTGTGTGGAATCCGATCATGAATCATCAGGACAGCCCGAGCAACGACTATCCGTGGGGATATAACCGTGGTGACAACTACTTCATTGCGCCGTTTGTGAGCGCCAACGATTCACCTAGCTCTCAGTCCTGGATAGGGGGTGCCAACGGCGGCACGTCTTCTACGACTGGCATTTTCGACCGGATGGTTCCGACCGCGCAAGGTGATCGGCTTATCGTGCCTGTCCATCTGAACTCCCCGCGCCGGCCAGCGCTCGGCGTCCTTGACGGTGTGTATGGAGCGTTCGGTGGCGGACTGGTCGCCGAGCAGACCGTCGCCGCTGGCGGACTGACGTTGCGCGCATTTCAGAATATTCACCGCAACAGCGCCAACGACATTTTTCTGATCAACGAGGTTTGACATGGCATATGCGACGAGCGGGGGCGGAAATATTCAAGCGTTGGTCAACGCTATCCGCGATTTTGCAGTTGGTCTCGGCTGGACGAACGCGGGCAGCGGAACCAACTCACGCGGCGGCTATCAGTTTCTGCAAAAGGGCATCTGCAACGTCGCGATGGAGTGGATCACGACGGGGACCTACTTCACCTACACGACGAGTGGTGGGGCCGGAAGCAACATCGCTGATCATCGACTGCGGGCATTTACCGGTAGCGGCATCAACGCGAGCCGGACGACTTATTACGGGCACCCCGGCTATCCCAACGGCACGGTCGAATACAGCGGTTCGCTCACCTCTGTACGGCCGACCCTTTGCGGCGTCGAAACCAACAACCTGACCGGCCCTTTGTCTGCTTGGCACCTGTTCAGCAACGCCACGGGCGATTACATTCACGTCGCGGTCAACACGAACGCTGACTTCTGGTCGCACTTCTCCTTTGGCCTGGTCGATAAAGGAGCCATGACCCACAGCGGCGCGGCTTACGTTGCCGGTGCTACAAATTACTACGCACGGGACAACAACAACGCCGACCCTGGGTACTCACCGCTGAACTACAATAAGCCATCCTCGCAACGACCGATTTTCAGCGACGTATACACGCAGCTTTATATTCCCGACGCTCTTCCGGTTGAATCGGGCTTTACGACCATCGCCATGCCTTCGTTCGGCTGGCCGAGCACGGCCGGTTCCTGCGTTCATTATCCGTTGGCGTTTCGAGACGGCCCCAGCTATTTCCCGAGTAACGACGGGTTGGGCGCTGCGCTGCTTGACCATGTGGCCGGAGCGTCGGCCCCAACGTGGTCGGGTCAAGTCCCGCTGTACGGCATCCCTTCGATCATCCGGCGCAATGATGATGGCAAGATCATCACGGTCGGCATGTACCCGGACGTGCGCTATGTGAACATGACCGGTCTTCTTCCCGGCCAGGAAATCACGCTGAGCGGCACCACGTGGAAGGTGTTCCCGATCATGCGGCAGGAGCCGTGGTCGAGCAGCCGCACGCTATTTGTGGCGACAAGCGGCCAATATGGGGTCGCCTACAAGAAGACCTGAAATGGCGAATTCTCTCGAATCCCTCGAATACCTGATCGTCCCTGGCACTGTAGCCGCAGCGCCAGGTTCGCCCTATGGTCTTTTCGCCGACACCAACAACACATTGACGCGCGGCACGAACAGCGGGTCGTACAACACGCCCGTTTCCACCTTGCCGCAGAGAACAGCCTGGCTGGAACAGCAAGACTTCTTCTACGACTACTACTTCCGCATCTGGATCAAACCTGTCGGCAACTACGACCTGGGCGGCGTGTCGTCGGACCAGATCATCCCGATTTCGGTCTGGAATGCCTACCCGTACACCCCGAAGACTCTGGCGTCGATCACCAAGGCCGGCTACCAGAACGACGTTTTGCTTGAGCCCGGCCCGACACCGCTGGTGTTTAGCCCGCTGAAGATGCTGAGCTACACCTTGACCGTCTCGTCTGACGGCGATCCTGTCATCGACATCCTGACGACCTGGAACTTCACAGGCGAGCCGCCGCAGACGCTGGAAGTTGTCGGCTTCCGCGCGAAGACCTGGCCGCTGTCACCAGACTGGCGTAATCCGCCGCTGGATCGCTATGAGTGGCTGACCGACGTGATGGAGTCCCGCTCGCAGTTCGAGCAGCGCACGCAGCTTCGTCAGGCGCCCCGCCGTAGCATCGAAGCGACGTTCGTTGCGACCGGTGACGATCTTGGCAAACTCGACGCGCTGATCTTCGCATGGGGCTCGAAGAACTTCCTGCTCCCCGTTTGGTACGACAAGACCGCACTGTCGTCGTCACTCATGGTGGGCACCACGCGCGTCTACTGCGACACGACGGATCGTGAGTTCTTGGAAAATGGCTTCGTGCTGATCGGCAACAGCATCGATACGGCTGCCGCTGCGCAGGTCATCGAAGTCTATCCGGACGGCCTGCTGCTAAAGCGCCCGATCACGCGGACGTTCGATCCCGGCACGACGGTTTGGCCGGCCCGGCAGTGCCGCATCGTCAGCCCGCTGTCGCAAACGCAGCACACGTCAACCGTGGTGGAAATGCGGGTCAAGTTCGAGATCACGGATCAGGACGAAATCGCACCCATCCCGAGCGCTACGACATACGCCGGCTATCAGGTGCTCACGCGCCCGCATAACTGGCTGTATTCCATCGATCGCGACTACTCGCGCAAGCTGAACATCCTCGACAACAGCACAGGTCTTCCGAAGTGGATCGACCTGAGCAACTGGTCGCAGGTCACGCGCCGTCTGAAGGTGCTGCTGCGCGATCGGTCGAACCGCAAAAACTTCATCGGCTGGTTGTCTTCTGTTTCGGGTCGGCTTACCCCATTTTGGCGTGAAGACATCGAGCAGTTGTTGAAGATGACGGCCAATCAAGGTCCGGGTGATACCGCGCTCCTGCACATCGAGCCGATCGGATTTCCGGCCATGCTGTACGGCATGCCGAACCGCATGGCTCTCGCCCTGTGGCACAAGAACGGCACGACCTACTATCGGAAAATTCTTGCCGCCGCGACCGACGCTGCCACGGGTGACGAGCTTCTGACGCTCGACGCGGCGATCCCGGCCAGCGTGCCGTCCGATTGGCAGCGCATCACCTATCTCGAACTCATGCGCCTGGACGCGGACGCGATCGAGATCGCGCATCAGAGCGACACCGTGGCTGAAGTGCAGTTCGCTATTCGAGGGATCAAACAATGAGCTTCCTGAGCGCGGAAACCAGCATCTTCGGCGCCAAGCCGATCGAACTGTACAAGTTCAAGCGCGGCTCGACCGTGTGGCTGCTGTGTACGTCTCGCAAACCTGTTGTGTACAACGGTGAGACCTACCAGCCTGAGTACATCAAGCGCGACAACATGCGCTCGACCGGCGCACTCGGCCGGCAGGCGCTCAACGTGACGATCTCGGCAACGAACGCGCTGGCGAAGAGCTATCTCGGCGGCATGCCCTCGCAGGTGACGACGCTGACGATCTACCGCAAGCACGTCGGGGAGGCCGAAGTCGGCCAGGTGTGGGCCGGGCGTGTCGTGTCGATCGAATTCAGCGGCGACGAAGCGTCGGTGCGCTGCGAGCCGATCTCGACCGCGTTGCGGCGCATCGGCCTGCGCGCGACGTACCAGGTGCTGTGCCGTCACGCGCTGTACGGCCCGCAGTGTCGGGCGGTCAAGGTTCCTTACACGGGCGCCGTATCGTCGGTTTCCGGGCAGAACGTCACGGTCTCGATCGCCGGGGGTCTGCCGGCGAACGCCAAATACTTCACTGGCGGTACAATGCGCTTCGGCGACGACGCCTGGCTGATTTCGGACCAGAACGGCATCGTCATGACGTTGGCGCAGCCGCCGCTCGGCCTGAAGTCCGGCGACAGCATCACCTTGACCGCTGGCTGCGATCACACGGCGTACGGCCCCAACGGCTGCCTGGAAAAGTTCGACAATCTCGACAATTTCGGGGGCTTCCCGTTCATGCCGAAACGCAACCCGTTCGGCAACGACCCCATCGTGTGAGGAACTGATCATGTGGGTTCAACTCATCATCGCGATCATCATGTTGATCGTGTCGTATCTGCTGACACCAAAGCCGAAACGATCCGATCCGACAGTGCAGACGCTGACCGATTCCGACTTCCCGATTGCCGAAGAGAGCCAGGAAATCCCGGTCGTGTTCGGTGAAGTCGTGCTCGGCGATCCGAACGTCGTGTGGTGGGGCGACGTGGCGACGC